CTGGCTGAAATTGTCGAGCATGACCCAGAAGTAACCTTGCCCAGCGCTATTAAAGCGCGAATGTCGGGTAAGTACCGTGACCTCCCAATAATCAGCGACCCCCGCAAAGGAGATATAGCGCCGACTTGTGTTGCTCACTACGCCAAGGATAAATCGACGCGCTTGGTTGCTGACAAGCGATTCCCAATGGGTGTTCGTCCTTACTCAGTGCGTGAGTATGCGAGGCTGCAGGGTGTACCAGACTGGTTTACGTTCCCTGTCTCGGCTACATCGGCATATCGCCAGATTGGTAATGGTGTGTCAGTGCCGAAAGGTGAATGGGTAGGCGGCGAGTTGTTCCGCTATTTTCAACAAAGTAAAAAATTAGACAAGGTGGCTTAAGTGAAGTACGAACTGGTGTATCACGACAGGTTTACGCATGAGCGCCGTATGCAAGAGTTCTTTGCTCCGAATCCTGAGAAAGCAAAAGAGCACGCAGATAGCATGTGTGAGCGACGTAAAGTGCCTTACTGTTTAGTAGATGCAAATGGCCGAACGTGGGAGCGAGATTATAGTCGAGAGACTATGAAGCTCTATGATTGGTATGAAGTAACACCCCATAGCCCTATACGGGCTGCAAGCTAAGGAAATTGACGATGTGTAATTGTTTTGAAGAAACGATGGAAAAAGTAACCGAGCATATTAAAGAGCAATTGCCGGACAACGTGGAAGAATTTAAAGCCGAATGGCAGGGCCGAGCTTATATCCTTGCGGAAGGTCAGTATGCTCCAACCAGTCCTAAAATTGACTACGAGTATCGGCCTATGAAGCGAGACGGTACCCCGCAAAAGAATCTTAAGAAAGATTCAATAACGATACTAGCAAGCCATTGCTGCTATTGTGGTGAGAAGTTCGAACGACCTGAAAAGTCGTAACGCTCGGGGGAGAATATTCCCCCCTCTTAATTAACTTTTAAAATTGGAAATTGACGATATGACTGATGTTAAACGTATCAATAAACAGGCTACGGCCACGATGCTATTTGTAATTGCTGACGCGATTACACAACCGCGCTTCGTAAAGTTCTTAGAAGATAATACCTCTCGATTTGGCTCAGATGGTACGGGTACCGTTGAAGAGCTTCACGACAAGCTACGCCAACTATTTGATTTTCAGCTTAAGCAAGCCATAAGTGTGTATTCTGAACAGTATTCAGTTTTGAGCTGGGAAGAAAAGTTACAAATGATGAGTGAGAAGCTTATCGACCTAGGTAACCGCACGGCTCACAAATGGCGCGTAAAGCTTCACCAAAGCAGTAAGAAATTTATTGTCCCTCGCGGTGTGAGTTTATCGAAAGCTTTAACTGACTTGATGTTAAGCGCCCAACCTCACCGAATAATTTTAAGTCAGTCTCGAACCCCGACCCACCCAGATCATGACTGGCGTTGGGGTGGCGATATTGCCAATGCCGATATCTTTCTGGCCGCGCTATATAGTTTCGTTATTGCCAAAGACACGCTGGCCTACGACACAGGCATGATGTTTTTTGAAGACGTATTAACCGAGTTCGGCAATAAAATAGAATGGTTCGTGAAGGGGTATCCACACGACTTATTGGTTGTTGACCGAATGATAAATACGGGTGATCAGCGCAAAGACTATCAAGGTATCGGGCTACGAACTGAGTTCTGTTCTACATGGTCTATCACTTCCGAGACTAGAAATATCTTGAGCAGTCACGGTTATCGAGAACTACGCCATAAAACGTATGGCCGAACTAAACAGGTGGCCGCATGAAGACCTAGCGGAACAAGAGCTTGCGGAAGAAGAAAAAGTCCTGGCTGAAGCAAAAGCGATTGCTGCAGCCGTTTAACCTGGGGGGAATGTTCTCCCCCCTTCAATTAACTTTTACAATTTGGAAATTGACGATTATGAATAATCAAACTGTTGCTACAAAACACGAAGATATCGAACGCGCTACTTACTCCCCTGAAGATAACAAGTTGCGTATCTACCCTCTCCACCGCTTAGATAAAGACCTTTATGATGAGCTAAAAGCACTCGGCTTTGGTTGGGCGCCAAAACAAGAGCTTTTCGTAAAACCTTCATGGTCCCCTGAAGCGGAAGACTTATGTATTCGCTTGGCCGGTACGATTGAACCTGAAGACACGACGATGGCCGAGCGTGCAGAAGCGAAAGCCGAACGCTTAAAAGCGCTTGCTGAAAAGCGTGCTGACCAAGCGCGAGGTTTTAGTGCTGCGGCGAACAGTATGGAATATGGTGATCAACCTATTCTTTTGGGCCACCACAGCCAGCGTAAAATGCAGAAAGCGCAAGAAGCCCAAGAGCGTAACGAAGAACGCGCCAAAGAAGCTAGCTCAGCGGTCCGCTATTGGAACTGGCGCATGATGGGTACCATTGCTCACGCCAACCACAAAAATCGCCCTGACGTTATTTATAGACGTATTAAAACGTTACTTACGGACTTGCGAAAGCAACAGCGTTATTTGCACGCTGCTGGTGATTGCCTTTCTCTTTGGGAACGCTGCAAAGGTATGGAGGATTCCGAGAAGCAAAAAGAGTTTGCTTTAATGATTGCAAATTATCGTTGGGATATCTGCATTTCAGATAGTTATCGCGACATTAAGGAAGATAAGAAACCTTTAAGCGAAATTATCGACGCGAATATTGAGCTAGGTACCAAGCGTAAGAACGACCAAAACTTACACCGCAAGATAAACCATATCTTGAACCGTCTTACTTACGAACGGGCTCAGTTAGGGGAAGTTGAATACTTTACCGGTAAGCTTACCGCCCCTGTATTGCAGACGTTCCTTAGAACGCATGGCGCTGATAAACCTAAAGCGACAAAATCTGACGTTGGTTGGATTGCGGAGTGTGACAACGACTTACCTATCCACATTGGTGAGGGTTCGACACTGGAACTGGAAGAACTGGAATGGCGCGACCTGATGTATGAGGTGGGCTATGAAGTGCCGGTCCCTAAGCCTAAGGCCCCACCTATTCTTAACCTTTCACCGGAAGAAGTAAAAAGCGTGACGGTGAAAATGTGGGGCAACGTGAACAAGTATCCTATCGTCTCAATGACGAAAGCGGAGTATTCAACTACCCATAGTGAGCAGCGTGGCGTGAAGCCGAGTATCTGTGGCCAGTTCAGAGTAAAAGTTTGTCGAATTGTTCCAAAAGGCCAGGATTTTTGGAAAGGCGAATGGGCTGCGGTTTACCTAACAGACTCAAAGACGCACGCCGCGCCGAATTCAACGGCTCTTGAGTATGTAGAAGTGGAGACAGCCTAATGGATTCATCAGTGTATGTAAGACCCAATAAACCCAAGCATGTTAAGGCACCGGAAAAAGTAGAACTCGAGCCTATCGAGTTCTCTGAGGCCCCAAAGCCTGTCGTGGTTCATGCTTCAACTGAATGCCACGTTACGCCTCCGGCGATAGCTGAGCGTATGGTCGAGCTGTTGGAGTTGGAATCAGACGATCGTGTTCTAGAACCTTCGGGGGGTACCGGTAATTTGGTTCAGGCTGTTAAAGCCGAGGGGCATGATGCTGACCTTATTACGATTGTCGAACGTGAGTATTCGTTGGTTGAAGCTTTGTTACAGCGTTTTTGTAGTGCCGATTGCGAGGGGGCTGTCCCCTTGGTGCATCACGAAGACTTCCTTAGCTGGGCCGAGGCTCGTTACAACGCAGGGTATCGTTATGAAAAGATCATAATGAACCCCCCGTTCAAACAGGTGAAACAGCATATGGAGGCCGCACGCAAGTTACTCCGCTTCACAGGGGTACTTGTTGCGGTGGTACCAACGTCGTTCGACCACCCCAGTTATGAGGAAGTCGAGACGTTACCCAGCGACACGTTTAGCACCTGTAAGGTGTTCACGAAAATCGTGCGGTATGAGGGTTAGCCATGGCTATTTTAAAAGTTGAGTGGGTGATGAAGAAACATCCTAAAAGAAAGGTAGCTGCGGATGTTGACCGACTACTCACATGCCGATGCTTACCCGAAATCACAAATTACATTTGTGATGAGCACATGGAGGGCCGAGTAGAAACCGAATTTGGTGCCGAACTTTATTACGGCCACTGGGTATTGGTTTAAATCTTAGGGGGGAATGTTCTCCCCTTTTAATTAACTTGTTGGAAATTGACGATGACACGTATAAGTAATTTTGATTTTGAATTATCAGTCTCCCATGCAGGAGAGGCTACCGACGACACGACTAAGATGAAGAGCGAGATTATTCGTGTTTTAAAAGCGACGATTGCTGAATTAGAAGGTGGCGTCGGGGATAGTGAAGAGTTTTGGAAAAAGTCTTTCAATGATACTAACGGACGTCCTTTTGGTAATGCGTATCTTAATGTTGAAGAAATGGACTGGATTTCAGACTGGGACGAATGGATTGAACACTGCAAAGAGTATATCAAAGAGAACGGTTTCTACCTCGAGCAGGAAAGCACCACTGTCTATGAGTGGGACACGTTAGCCGAACTCGACGAAACGGCTTTATCTGAGTGGTTCAGTAATTACACGGACAGTGCAGTAACCCGAGAAGAAGTCTGCCCTGAAGCGCGTAACTGGGGATGGGACAGCGAATGAGTGGTAAAGACCTAGGCACCCTGCTTCGGACAAAAGAAATTCTTGCTGGTTACTTTATTCCTCGACCTTATGAGACGGGGGAGAAAACACTAAACCGTGCTAAGAACGAAGCCATACAGAGACTACAACAACAAATTGTAGATATCCGTAATTTAACGAGTGAAGAGTTCTTCACTCGATCACAGAAGGAAATTGACGATGCAAATTAGTACCGCAGACACTAAAGCAATTCTTGAAGAGATCAACAGTGCTTTTATAGGCCATTGCGTTCGAGCTTACATGAGCTTGATTAACCCTAGCCTGAAAGAGTTCATTGAAGCTCACCTCAATGAAATAGACCCCCAAGTGGTTTTTATTGATAACAATATTGATATGGGGGCAGCGTCTAGAGCTCGAAACTCGTTGAAGCCTACCTTGTTCGTGTTCACTGAAAACATGAGAGCAGTCTCATATATAACGAGCTGTGCGGACAAGATAGAAATACCTGAAGCGATTCGTTTACGCGTTTTTGAAGCTTGGCATGACGCCCAGCCCAGTTGCGAAATTTAAAACCCTGAAAGGGGGAATGTTCTCCCCCTCTTGAAATTAACTTGTTGGAGATTGACGATGCACCCTGAACTATCAAAACAACTGAAGGCAAACTGCCAGAAATTAAACCTAGATTTTAACACCCTTGATTTAATTGGTGAGTCTGAAACTCAGATAAAAGATATAACAATTAAAATCGAGCGTGATGGGGATGCTGAAAGCCCTCGTGAGTGGGATAACGTGGGCACAATGGTGTGCTGGCATAGTAGATACAATTTAGGTGACGAACAACCTTCAGTAAGCTACCAAGACTATCGTATCGGTATGGTAGAAGAAGTTGAGCCAGGATTTGAGGCGATGTTGGAAAGACTAGAACATAACTGGCCTTCAACAAATTGGGATGCCCAAGGGACTAAAGATTACCAAGAACTGGTTGAGAAGAAGATTGAAGCGCGACTTGATAAATACTACCTCATCCTCCCACTCTACCTGTACGACCATTCTGGAATAACGATGAATACAGGGGGTTTCTCGTGTTCTTGGGACTCTGGCCAAGTCGGTTTTATCTACGTTACCAAAGAGAAAGCTCGTGAAGAGTATGGTTTTAAGCGGTTAACAAAAGCACGCATTCAAAAGGTCTATGAATACTTAGATAGCGAAGTTAAAACCTATGCAGCGTATCTAGAAGGGGATGTGTATGGTTATGTTATCGAAGGTCACGACATTGATGATTCTTGCTGGGGTTACGTTGGCCCTGACGGTGAAGGATGGGCGTTATTAGAAGCTTTATCGATAGTAGCGAACCATAAAAAAGAGCGTGCTGGCAGTCGGATTCAAAAAATTAAGACTTGGATAAAAAACCAAGTCCCACTGCTAAAACGTCGGGAACTGGCAACAGAACTACCAATACTGTTATAGTGATATCGAAATGTTGCCGCAGTTAGGCAACATTTCGCCTCGTATATCACTTCTTACAGCCTGAAACTGTCTAAAACCCCTAGTCTTTCGGTTGGGCACAGGCTTTGCAATTGACTCCATAGAAAACAACCAAACCTCTTATGGAGAAACACAATGAAAAAATTAGGATTTGCAATCGCGCTAGTACTTGGTATGGGTTCAACAATGGCTATGGCTGAGGTTGATAGCAACGTTGTTGTCCCTAAGCCAGCGGACAACCCTAAAACCGAATCACTCAAGCCTAAAAAGCCTACGGTTGGTTTTTAAGTCTAGAAACTAAAAGAGCGGCTAAGCCGCTCTTTTAAATAGTACTTCCAATTTCTTAGGTATAGCCCCAGCAAGATCTTTAACGTAGAACTCTTGAATACTTGCGTGGAACAACAGCATAAGCAACATAACAGTCTGAGTAATAAAGACGATATTAAACAGAAAATAGAAGCTAGGTAAGTGTAGCGCGTACTCAATATCAACGAGACGATAACCATAAAGTAGTGGGCCTGTTTCATGAATACCAAAATGTATCGTGAATATGTGGTAGTAAACCGCAATAGCAAAACAGATAAACCAGCACAGCTTATACACCATACACAACCATGTACCTAGATTCGTGTCCTCGGTCTTTTCTAGCAAATTAAAGCCGGTGTCACGAAAGCGCTCAGACTTGATGAGTCTGTTTGCCACCCAAAACTGGAACTTAACCCGATACTGGTACATCACCATGGTTAGAATACCTGGCACATAAATCATGGCAATAGCGGTATGGAGTGTAGGACTTAGCGTAAACATTAGGCTGGCAATCGCCTGTTCAGAGATTGAAGCAATTATGATCAAAGCCAAAACGATACGATTATTGAAACCCTTAACCATTACGCCAGCTAAGATAACGCATGAAAACATCACCGCGTAGTAGCTGAGCATATCGGACAGTGAGTTTAGTTGCCATTTGCCCTCAACTAGAAAATTGTTTAGAACAGCCGTGAAAATTAGCAATGCTGAAACGAATAGCGCGAACCGTAAACCATAAGTTTTAAAGAAGTGACGATACATAAATTACTCCCAAAACGTCGCTAAGAATCTTTTAAAATCCGAGAATGGGATATCCGATAAGGTAATTTTACTCACTACCGCACCGAGTCCCTTCTTCATGTGAGCGCGTTTTGCAATTTGTTGATATTTGTAGAATTCTTCAGTGGAGATTTTGCCGTATCGCTCAGCATTTGAAATAGTATTCTTGTGAACGTCCGCAGCAATAGCGAGTTCTTCTTGCGTCAATCGATAATTCTGGCGCATATTTTTAAATTTTCGAGCTATTCGCCTACGGCGCTCTAGCTCCCATGGTGGTTCTATATTATCGTCAATTTTCTTAGACACGGCGAGTACTCCATCAAGGCCATAATGTAAATCTTTTACTACAAAACAAAACGAACAAATTCTAACCAATTAAATAAATTAAAGAAAGCATATTTTTTTAATAAATATTAAAAACACAAATAAATTGTGTTTTTGTAGACGGACTTCGTTTTTAACTTGATATACAAAAGTTGAAAGCGTAGTTTTAACTTTGCCTACTGGCTTAACTTTAAAATTTGGAAATTGACGATATGAATATCCCTGCTAATACCTCTAGCACTACTTCTTTAGATGCCGACGTTCGCTTTGAACAAACACTATTTAAAGTCCATTCGGGCGGAAAAGTAGGTTCTTGGCATATCAAGGTTACGCTTAACCCCGACGATACCGCTAGCACGCTTGTTACCTCTCGCAAGGTCTTAGGTGGTAAAGGCGTTGAAACCGCAACGGATTACACTGAAGGCAAGAACATTGGCCGCAGTAATGAAACCACGCCAATTATGCAAGCCGTGTTTGAAGCGCAAAGCAAAGTCAAAAAACAACTGGATAAAGGCTATGTTGAAGAGCAACCTGAGGAAGGTGCAGCGGTCACCAATGCCTTAGGCTTGGTAAAACCTATGTTGGCCCAGCCAATTGATAAAGTAAAAGACTGGGAATTCCCTATATTTGTTCAGCCTAAAATGGATGGCCACCGCTGTCTTGCCACCATACAAGAAGAAAAGGTGTTCCTTTACTCTCGTGGCGGGAAGCCAATCACGGTTGTTCACATCATGGAACGCTTACAGTTTCTTTATGACAGAGGTATTTGGGATGGCACAACCTTGGATGGTGAGCTTTACTGCCATGGTAAAGCCTTTGAAAATATTTCTAGCCTCATCAAGAAGCCACAAGAAGACAGTAAATACCTGTCGTACAATATTTATGACGTTGTTCTTGATCTTCCTTACGCTGATAGATTTGATTACTTGGACTCTCGTATAACTGAAAGCTCCTACCCCACCCTGTGTTTAACGGCCTGTTACAAAGTTAATGATCAGGCGGGTATCGACAACTACCATGCTTCTTGGACCTCTAACGGTTATGAAGGTACGATGGTTCGCCAAGGGGATGCCCCTTACGAAACGGATAAACGCAGCGCATCTTTGATGAAGCGTAAGGACGAAGAAGACGCGGAGTTTGAGATTATCGGGATTCGCAAAGGTAAGCCTAATAAGCGCCTAGGTACCGAGGTAGGTATATATGTCTGTCAAACGGCAGATGGCAAGACCTTTGATGTTACGGCGCCAGGTGATGCGAATGAGAAACACGATCATGCTATGAACGGGCATAAGAATATCGGCAAGAAACTCACCGTGTTCTCATATGGATACACTAAAGAAGGTAAGCCCTGCCATATCACTAATTCTCGTATTCGTGAGGACCTGTAATGGCCCAGCTACGTCGTGATAATGTTTTTCGATTACAGCGTAGCTTGTTCTATTGGGATAAGTCTTTCGATGCGCCTTTCGTTCACCTTATTTACAAAAAGCTGAAAGCGTATGTTGAAAATAAGTTCCCAGATTTAGACTGGGATGAGGAACTGAAGTTAGCGCGAGAAGACTTCTGGCATGTGAAGACTTGGGGGAACCTAGAGACGAGGCTTGAAAAGTCTCGTCTAATTATCGATGTGAAAGGCCAAAAGATAAATATTCAGGTAAGTAAAATGATGTGGTGTTTACTTTATCCTGATTACTTATTGATAACTTATCCGCTCTGGCCCCCAGGAAAACAAAAGACGATGGATAGTGAAACGCTGAATTGGGCGAACCCTATGTTTCACTACCCCTCACGATATTGGCATCTTCCGGCACACGTTTATAGTTACTTTGAAAGTGTCTATGGAGAGCGTAGGCATGAAGAGATTAAAGGTGACCGTTACCAAAAGTATCTTGTTAAGCGTAGTGAATATTGCCAGTACTTTGCTAGGAAGTACCGTTTACCCTTAAACCATTTTGAAGCGGTAACAGGAACGAGAGTTCAGGCAAGACACCACGATTTAAAAACTATCCTAGCGCTTTATTGACTTTGGAGGACCTAAACAATATGCCACAAAACTTACAAGCGGATTACTTTGTAAAGCTAAAGAAAGTGCAAGCTGAGTTGTCCCAGCTTCGTAACCTAGGTTCGAGTGCTAACTTTAAAGCTTTGTTGAAGGATATTGAGTCCGCTAACAAAATGGCCGATACGCTCGGGATTAAGCAACCTTATCCCGACTCCTTAGTGAGTGAAATTGAGGCCATGCAAGACCGTTTAACGCGTTATCAGCAAACGGGATTAGACGTCCCGAATCTTTCTAATGTCGTTAAACACTAAAAACCAACCCAAGTTGGAGCAGGTATCGCTCCAACTTGAGGTTGTATCCCCCCTGCACAAGGCTATTGGGATGCGAATAGACTTCCACACCACGTTTACGTTTGATGATGATGGTGAGGCGTTAAGGAAGAAACTCGGAATGGCTGAAAGTAGTTTCAGTCGCTTAAGACGGGGGACCAAAGAAATAACTTTGACAGACTTACAAAATCTGGCAGAATTCTTTAACACTAGGGTAATAAATATTATCAAATCTAATTTTTAATTACTCAGACAATCAGGAAATTGACGATGCAACAGCAAAAAAAACCCACCCCCCTTGGGCACTATGGTATTCACGAGGACGAGGGTGTTAGCTATATCTACCAAGATACTTGTCCCTATGGCTGGAACTTTATAGGCCTAAGCACCAAATCAAATCTTACGGTTAAACCACTGAGAAACCAGTGCTCACATAATATCAATGTGAATTTAGCTACACGTAAGCTAAGTAAGGTCCACTTAAGTAAGTTCAACAACCTTATAGCCGACCCGCTCGTTCAAGCTATGTTACCAATACCTAATGGAAAAACTTACTTCCTAGACGAAGAACAACTTCCAGATGCTGCGGTATGGCTTGCGTGTTTAGAACGGTTGAACTCTCCACTTCATACGTGGGTAAAGCCTTTGTTCGTTGTGGGCATGAACCACGCTATCAAACATATTGATAAAACAAACATTCACCCAATGGTGTTTGTTGATTTAAAGAACACAGACAACGAATCCGTGATAAAGCTGGCTACGGCTGCAAAGACGTCTCCAAGAACGGTTATCTTTTGTGGTGACTCTTCAATTGTGCTTCCAAAGCACGTTCAGCGTTTAGAAACGAATCTTAGTAAACTTATACCACTAAGAGATTTAATCAGCTTGCCCCTAGAACACTTGGGAAGTTACGTATTATCCGAGTACTGCAAAGGTACCCGTTCGTTTGACAAAGTAGCATAAGAATAATTGACGATAAGAGACACGATAGCCATGTTGAAATTTTCAGAAAGACTCGCGCTTTTGAAGAATGCGATACGAGAAAAAGGCCTCAAACAGAAAGATCTTGCTGACTCGCTAGGTAGCAATCAAGCCAAAGTTTCTTTAGCTCTTTCTGGGACTAAAGAGGTCCCAATGGAATTTTTACTCGAGATACTTCTTCAATCTGAGTTCCCAATCGAGAGAGTGTTCCCAGACCTGAGAAACGATTTACAAGAAATTGTAACGTTACTTGAGAAGGGGGCCAGTCAACAGGCCACGACTAATTTACTTAATTTGATGAAATTAACTAACCATTATGACCAGCATTCAAAAGATACCAAAGCAGCCAGCTAACGAAATCTGGTTCGATATGAATGATGTGTATGACAGAAGAGATTCACTGTCATTGCGCCCCTATCAAATCGAGCATTTAGGTTTTTCACTGGCGAACTCTCGTTCTATGGACTTATCCGAGGCCGGTACCGGTAAAACTCCGGCCGGTTGCCTCTGGGTTTACCATCACTCTAAAGATGGCCGCGTTATTTGGACGATGCCTAAATCTCTGCTCGTAAAGAACTACCATGAATTATTGTTGTGGTCAGACTTAGAGCCTCACCAAATTATGGTGATAGATGGTACGCCAGCTCAACGCGCTAAACAGTTCGCGAACAAAGAAACCAAAGTATTTATGATGGGGTTCGATGCCTTTGCTAACAATCACAAGGAGATTGTTGAACGATACCCTGACACCTATCACCTATGTGGTGATGAGTGGCACTTGGGCTTTAGCACCCATGGCGAACCTCATTACAGAAAACCCAATACGTTCATTGGTCCCCAGCGCACCCACAAAATGTACCAGTACATGAAGCGCGGGGGTGACTTGTTGATCATGACGGGAACCTTTATCAATGGCCGGTTGTGCTCAGCGTATCCAGGTTTGAAGTTAATTAATCCCCTGTACTATCCAACGTACAACAACTTCATGATGTGGCACGCCATGTTGGATGAGTATGGAAAGCCTTTCATGTGGAAGAATCATGACAGGTTGCAAGCGCTTATCGATAAGCACAGTCGTCGGGTTACATATGAGCAAGCTTACGGCAAGGAAAAGAAAATCATCGTTGCCGAAATGTGCACTATGTCACCGTCTCAGGCAAAAGCGTTCAATGACATTAAGCAAAAAGGTATTACTGAACTAGAAGATGATTTCTTAGAAGCTGAGAACGAAGCGGTAACGCTGCAGCGATGCTTTAAGATCATGCAATGCCCTGAGGAGTACGGTTTAAAGCATAACGACTCTGATGGTAAAGACGCACACCTTATGCAGCACCTTGAGACGCACAAGTTCAACGAAGAACCTTTGATTATCTTCGAAACGGTTGTTGCGGCCCATGCACGCTATAAGAAGATATGCGAAAAAATGGGGCTACGTGCTGAGTATATAAACGGCAGCATAACCAGCCGACGCGGAGAAATAGACCACAAGTTTCGCCAAGGTGAAATTGATGTGTTGATTTGTAGCCCTGAAGTAGCTGGTGTTGGTTTTAACTGGGGTCATGTAGACCACATGATATTTACCTCTTTCGACTGGCAAGACACGACATTCATCCAGAACTATCGAAGAGCGCTTCGGGGTGTTCGAGAGAAAGCCGTGCGAATTACCTTGCTTGTCTATCGTGGTGGCCTAGAGCTTCACGTAGCTAAGAAACTGCTGAATAAATCGAATGACCGTACACAAGTTGAAGAAGGTGTAACGGTTGACCTTGTAACCCCAATAATGCAAGCCGCTTAAGGACCATTATGAAAAAGACAAAAGTTGCACTCGCTGTACAACTCGCGCTGTATACAGACGCATTCCATCAAACCGTTATGGAGAATAAAAATGCCGAAGTTTAAGCCGACTGAGGTTATGTTACTTCCCACGCTTCTGAAGTCCCAGTTAGATTTTTTATCTAAGTCGATGAAAAACCCTTCGGACAAAGCAGAGCATCTAATGGAGTATGGGATACTAAAAATGCAAAACACGCTTCAAACTCTTGAAGGTGAGGAATTAGCAACGTTCCTTGCAGAAGCAAAGAATAATTTAGCGACAATAAGAATGGTCTTAGACGACGCTGAAAAAGAATTAGCAACATTAGTTGACGAAGGTTAATTAATAAGCTAAGGTTACCATCTATACCGCATTAAACTGCGCTATAGCTGGACTTCGGAGAAAAGCGAAGGGCGAAAGCCGCACAAACAGTAATTAATCAAAATGTAATTAATCTACAATCAGGAAATTGACGATGAACAATATCGAACAAATGATCGCCGCTGCTCAAAATAACGCAGCTCAAGCCGCTACTACTCAGCAAGAAACTCAAGTTACCCAGCAAGCCGTAGGTCAAGACTACCAGCAAGCTAACACCGCTCAAGCCGAGACTACGCAGCAGCAAGCTACACAGGCTCAAGCTAACCCTCAGGTTGTTAACCAGACTGAGACTTATACTCAGACTGCGGAAGCCACACCACAACAAACCACGAACCAAGCTAACCCCCAAGTTGTTAACCAGCAAGCTAATACCACGCCGGTTAATACGCAGCAAACAAGTGCTATTCCACAGCACTTACAACAACAGTTACAAGCACAACAAGCAGCGCAAGCCCAGCAATCGCAGCAAACGGCTCAAGCTCAGCAAACGGCTCAGGTTCAGCAAACGCCTATGGCTGTGAACCCAGTTGGAAACACCGGCATGGACCTACCAGCGAACTTACCGCCAGAGTTGGCTAAGTTTATTGGTCAGCGCGAAATGTCGATGGATACCATGTCTAACTCTGACCTGTTGGTTCAAGATTGGCTGAAGCCAAGCTACCACGGTATGGTTTTAGGTAGTGCTCCGTCAACACTTCTTAACCCCTTCCAGGTTGAGATTGATATGACTGAGAACGTGGGCTATATGTTGTGCCAAATGGTTCGCTGGACCGTAGCAGGGGCTACAGGTGATCAAACCAACTATGTCCACACATACGATGGTTTGATTGGTTCAGATGGTCAACCTTGGGCGAATGCGGTAATGACAGCCTACCACACCACCACAGACCCGAAAAAACCTAACGTACCGTTCCCAAGTGTTCAGTTACCAATGCGTTTAATCAACGACATTGCTGACCAACAAGGCACGGTAATTGCCCAAGCAGGTATTATGATTGGTCATACTACGGCTAAGACGGGATGGCAGAACTGGCAGAACTTCCACAATGCGTGTAAGCAAGCTGGTTTATTAGGTCAGAAAGTGATTGTTGAAGTGTCTAACCAACCGGTTGCTCCTAAAGGTATCACTTACAAGTGGGGTACCTTGGAATTCAAACTGATTGGTCCGGCACAAGGCCAAATCGCAGCACAATAACCTTTTAATTAACTTAAAAAAGGGTCGGCTAGTCCGGCCCTTTTACTCTCGGAAATTGACGATATGACAAAGCTAAAACTACACATTTGTGATGGTAATAACCTTCTTCGCCGCAAGTTTGAAAGCGATGGTCCTAACTGGGCTATTCATGCCTATGTTCAGGCCTGTGCAAATAACTCTCCTTATGGCTCGTTGATCTGGGTTTGGGATGGTGAGAACGCTAAGAAGCCTCGCCAAGATATCCACCCAGCATATAAAGCCAGCTCAGATTCTACAGACGAATTTTACCTTTTCATGGATAAGTTCCGTGAATTGCTTACTCACTCTGGCTGCATCCAGATTAGATGCCAAGGCCGAGAAGCGGATGATGTTATTGCCGAGCTGGTAAATACTAAATCCCCTGAGACTGAAATCTTTATTGACAGTAACGACCAAGATTATCGCCAGCTACTCAGCGACACGGTAACCATGGAATACGTTAGTGAGAAGCTTAAAGAATTCAAGCCCGATGATATGCGCCTTTACAAAACCCTGGTAGGTGATAAATCGGATGCCATTACCGGCCTCTCACGTTTTGGTCACGGTACATACCAAAAGCTAAGTGACTCAGCCAAGTGCTTCTTAGAAGATGCTCTGCAGAGTGACGACCCTATCACAGCGGAGCAAGTTGAAGCTGAAGCGGGTTTCACTAAAGCGATGGCTACTCGATTTGTTGAGAGTCGTGATGAGCTGAAGAAGTTCTGGAAGATCATCGGTTTCTTCCACGTACCACAAAGCGAAATTCACGCTGGTACGATTATCGGTAAGCAAGACACCGTAGCGGCCAAAGCTGTCTTCGACGCTTTAGCAATTCCTATCAACTTATAGTGGCTGGGGCTTCGGCCCCTCGAGAACGATTATGAGTAGCACAAATAAAAAGGTCGCTGAGTTCGAAGACTACCCTACCCCGCGAGAACTTGTCGAAGCCTTATTCAAGTATATTGACTGGGATGCACTTAGGCACTTTGCGTCCTACGACAACCGGCCAGCTAGGTTCCTAGAGCCGTGTCGTGGTCTGAAAAGAAATATCTACGACTTGGTACCACAGGACTTTGAAAAGTATTACTGCGAAATTCAGGAAGGTTTGAACTACCTAGAGACAGACCTTAGCCCATTACACTTCGATATTATCGTAACTAATCCCCCATTCTCGCTTTTCGAAGAGTTTGTCACCAAAGCACGCAGTGAGGCCGCGGACCACGGGTTTGTATGCTTCTTAATGCGTATTAACGCTTTAGGGACAAAGAAGCGTGAACAGTTCTGGGCTGATAATCCGCCCGATAAAATTATTGTCGCGGTACCTCGCCCTGACTTTAGTGGTGGGGGTGGTGATAGCTGCGAGTATGCGTGGTTCTGCTGGGACCCTACAGGGATTTTACTCGTAGACTCGAACGTTGGGCGCCTTAACTGGGAGAAGCCTAAAAAGCGTCGCAGCAAGAAGATAGACAACCGGAAATTGACTGATGAAAAAGAAAGCCAAGCGTAATAAGAAATACAACCCTAGAAAGTACCTAGACCTTGTGGTTCGCGACAAAGTGAAGAACTTTGCTATCGCGATGGTGTTGGGTGAAACGAAGTATTGCACGCTTATTGACTATAAGACGGGTGAGGAGCTTAACGTAACGGTGGATGTGGCCGAGAGCGTTGAGAAAGGTTGTTTCAATTGGTATTACGAATGCTCTGTGGTCTGTCGTGACCAGAACGGAAAAGAGTACGTCGTAAGTGAGCCCCATTATTTCCAATCGCGTTACCGCCAATCAGACGAGCGTTTAAATAAATATCTCATTGATGTTCATGTGGCATTCAAAGAAAAACAGAACCCACTTCATGTTATCACGATGGCCTGGGTCGCTATTCCGGTTATAGATGAAACGGAAAACCTCGACCTCGAGACCCTCGGCAAAATTTACGAAAACCTCGGCGCGTTCGACTACCTCTCAAAGTGGGAGAATGACCAGCTTGAGAAGGAGAAAGTAGCGTGAGCAAATACAAATTTAATAATGGCTTCATTTATTGCAACGGTTTTAGGATGCCAATGACTAGCGTTGTAGAAGCTCTGAACGAAATGGACGGGGAGCTAAGTAAGGGCAAAGAGGATTATAAGAACTTATTAGAGGAATTTGCTGTTTTGGAGAAAGAGCTTACTTTATCAACTGACCAAAACGACCTTTTGCTTGATGAGTTTATCCGAGTTAAGCACTTAACGGATAACACCGAGATTCAAGGGTTATGCGAAAGGGCTCACGTTCGTATGCGTCAAAACGTGTCGGTTATTGATAGAAACCACAAGCTTACAAGAGAAGTGTCCGAACTTAGAAATAAAGTAAAGGCTCTGGCTTCACTGGTCTATGAATCATGTATTAACGAGTTAGACAACGAGGTTAAGATAAATCCTGATGTTTTAGGGGACAAAATTTTTAATATTGTTGGGGTTACCGCTAGGCAACTACGAAAGGAGCAAGACCATGAAAAAACTAAAAGCTAATCAGCTCGGCCCGTGGTGCTCGTTCTGCGCCCCTAAAACTGAAAGAGCGGTTTATCGTGAGAATGGCTTTGCTAGTACGTTCGCTTGTTCTGAGCATAAGAGCGACTTAGCTCAACATGAGAAGCGAGAAGCAGAGCAAGAACAAAGGCTTACTGAAGCCGATTATCAAACTTGGATGAGGGTATAGGATTATGAAAACCATGCACTTCTTTGTAAGAACAAACGCCGAGGGTTCTGAGTGTAGTACGGACTTAGACGTTACCAAAGAGCAATGGGATGCAATGTCGGAGCAGGAACAGAAGGACTTAATTAATGAGTACCGCTCGGATGTGATGGATTCATGGGTTCAAGAGTTGGAGCAATAGTGATGAAAAGTAACATTATAGAAATAACGGTAAGCGGAAAAACTGGCTCAGGAAAAAGCGAAGTTTTAGAGGTTATAAGCAACGCACTTTTTTCTCATTACGGTATTGACGTAAATATTACAGGCAGCACTTGTCAAGGCGCAATAGATGAAGCAAAAGAGACGGGGCAAAGCGCAAAGCACAATAATACTGTTTTTGTTTTGTATGAGCAGAATATAAGTGGGAAGTTAACTGAACATAAGCCTAAGGCCCAATGGGCTCCACAACTACGCAAGGAGCAAGAGTGATGGTTAGAGCAATTTATATATTTTACATTATGAAGTTTAGACCTCGAATTATCGACAATAAATCTAGTAAGTTTTGGCGCTTTAACGTACAGCTTTTAAACAATTTGCGCCAGTACGGCACTTGGAAGCTTTATTCGCTGGGTCGGTTTTCAATCCGAGACCCCTTCAGTTACCCCATGAGAACCCACTTTGCTTACTCGAGAGACTGGCATCCCTTCGTGTGGCAAAAGAAACTGACGCGTAAGGAGAAAGCGCATGGACAAAGCTAAATTTATTGAGGAAATGATGAATTTTCTCCCTGAAGACCTGACAGCATCACAAATAAAGGCTGTAACTCATTTTTGTTCCAATTTGTTCGATAGGAGTAGCCTCGTAGATATGCCTAATAGGTTGTCAAAGGCTAAGGAGCGAGTCAGTGAACTCGAAGATGAGCTGTCAATGTTAACACTTGCTACAGGGCGAGAATCAACTTGGGCTTTAGGTGAAAAGCTTTTAAAAAAATTCGCCATAGAGAAGAAGATTGAAGCGCTGAAGAAGGTTGCTTACGAGACTAGTTATGATGTTGTCTCCGATGCTTGCAATTGGGAAATAGAACAACTACGCAAGGAGCAAGCCAGTGAATAAACTGTTTGAACAAATAATTCTTGATGCGGTTACCGAGGCTGAAAAGGCAATGTCAAAATTTCCACAGCCAAATTACGTTGTTTGCAAAGTTGCAGAAGAAAGTGGCGAGGTTGTTAAGGATGCCGTTCATTGCGCTGAAGGGCGTCAGTCTTACTCAAATTTGAAACAAGAAATCACTCAGAATATTGCCATGCTGTATCGATTGGTGGTTGAAGGTGACCAGGTTATAGGGCTCAAACCTATGCTTGAACAACTACGCAAGGAGCACGAGCATGGGTAAAGAATTCAACCGTTTTAAAGAGTCTCAGAACAAAGAGAACCGCTTACCAGTTACAAGTTTTACGAAGCGTGATAGTACCGCAGGGATGCGTTTAAAAGACCTCCCGAGCCGAGAGCCTAGGGGTGTGTATGATCCTTCGAAAGGCTTTTAATTATGTCAAAGGAAACTAAAGAGTCTCTTGAGGAAGTTGCGAAGGCCCTAGAGATTGTTCAAGAATTCGCGGAACGACATTGGAAGCCATGCCTTAGAGATTGTTGTGGTGATGCTATGGCCGATGTTGAAGAAATGAAACAGCAACTACCAGCTTAACTAACTAAAAACAGGAAATTGACGATGTATTTTAAAAACGCAAAGATTTATTCACTCACTCAAAATGTAGACTTGTCTAACCTAGTGCCAGCGCTAGAGGCAATCCCCTTCCACCCTTGCGGTTCACATACCCTAGCCTCTCTAGGTTTTGCACCTATCATTGGTTCTTTACTGGCTCATGAGGTTCAAGGTATTTACACGGTTAAGCTTTTGAAAGAAAGCAAGATACTCCCTGCGCGAGTTATCAACCGTGAGTTAGAAGAAAAAGTTAAGCTTGTTGAAGCGGAAACGGGATCACCGGTTGGGAAAAAACAGCGTCAAGACTTAAAAGAAGAAATAGTTACGCACCTAACGCCGCGTGCGTTCACAGACCAAACCTCAACTATTGGCACAATCATCCCAGAGCATAAACTAGTGTTAGTGAATGCCTCTTCAGATGGTGAGGCCGAAATCTTCCTTGCGGTACTTCGTAAAGCGCTAGGTAGTTTACCCGTAGTTCCATTCGCAAGACGGTCTCTCGCTTCAGACCTAACAAGCTGGATTGTTAATGGCCACCCTGACAAATTTGAATTGCTCGAAGAGACTGAGCTTCAAGCCACAGATGAGACCAAAGCGGTTATCCGTGCAAAAAATCAAGAACTCGACTCAGAAGAAATTCAACTGTGTTTAGACTCAGGCAAGCTCGTTCAGAAACTTGCTGTCAGTTATGACGACCAATTGACCGCTATGCTCTGTGAAGATGGTTCTGTTAAGCGTATCAAGTATTCAGACCGCTTGATTGAAGAAAGCGACGATATTCCTAAGGACCAACAGGAAGCGCGTCTCGATTCAGAAATCTATCTCGGAGCCAGTGCACTTCTATCGTTAGCGCTGGACCTTAAAGCGGCGTTTAATTTGAATAACGAAGAGTAAGGAGATTGACGATGCCATTTGTTCCACCAATGCAAAAAGTTGATGAAGTTTTACCAGAAGCAAGTTCAGGTACACCAATGCCGGAAGTTGGTAGGCCTCTGGTTGTAGAACCTAAAGACTATGAAAATACCGTTAGGGTAAAAACCCAATTCAATAAAGATATTATTGAGCAGTCGAGTATATCCTCAGAGAACTACTCAGTATTCCAAGAGATATCAAGACGAATCGTTAAATTACATGACCAAGGGGTGCAGATAGCTCTTGCCGAGCTAGGGTATCTTAATCCCAAACAAGTTATTGCACTTAAAGACGCATACTTTGCAGCAAAACATAATGAAGGCGGCATACAGCGCGTTATGGCCGAGTTAGGCAAGTTGTTTGATGAATCGGCTATACCTGTGAGGTCTTCTGAAGAAGAAGACCAAGAGTGGCAGTAAATGTACTCGCAAATTAACGAGAGAACTGGACTAGTCGAGCAATTGGTTGATGCTCGTAATGTCCATGTTCTCGAGGAAATCAAAGCCAAAATTAACCAGATGGGACAGCCTGTGGGTTTCGATATTGAAACCCATGATGCTGACAGGCATGAAGGCCTGAACCAATTCATGAAGTTAAACAAAGATGATGAGGACTATCGCAACCCTAAGAAGCTGGTCTTTGATATCAACAGAACAACGGTGACGGGCTTTTCTCTGTATATCCGAGGGGATACTACCGTTTATTATGCAAACGCCGCCCACGCTGATGCAGACAATCGTATACCGCCAGATATTATCCGTAGCTTTGTTCAATATATGGCAGATCACCCGTTGAAGATAATTCATAACTATCCCTTTGAACGGACGATGTGCTTTAAAAGCTTAGGTATAGACTTAGGTTGGAACTATGTAGATACGCTTCAAATGGCGGTATCGGCCTATAATTCGGACCAGTATGATATTGAAGTGTTCCGCCAGTCGGACCTACTAGGGATTAAGAAACTTATCCCTCAAATACGCCGTACCTTCGCGGGGGTTCAAGACTTTAGAAAGTTAGATACCGCTCAGCAAGAACTTATGCAAAAGGTATTGGCCAAAGAGTCGAAGGCCGACCATAGCTACAATGGGTATGTGAAGTCGATTAACTACGGGTACAACCTAAAGCAGATCACAGAACGTATCTTTGGCTACAAGCAGACGTCATTTAAAGATGCGCTTCAGGGTAAATCCCATATGGGGTTACTCACCGGTGAAGAAGTCCTTCATTACGGTGCGGACGATGCTTACTGGTGTGTACGTCTTTACGATTGGCTTTGCCAATTCATGCAGAACACGAATCCTGAAGTGTTACGCACGTTCTTCGAGCAAGAAAACCCAATGTGTTACGTTTACTCGGATTGCTGGGTAAAAGGTTGGCGGGTTAACAAAGACGCGGTTCTTTCCCGCCGTGAAACGGAACGCTCCAACTACATCGAAGTAATTAAAGAGCTAGGCGAACTACTTCAAACCTTAGAGTTCCCCGAGGCCCCTGCCCCGCGTCTCTATCAGAAACAACCTAAATGGTATGTTGGAAAGGAAGGTATTTCGTACCAGCGCTATCGTGACAAGATATTGTTTCTAAAAGATGGTTATGCGGACTTTATGTTAGCCCACGAAGTACACGACGCCCCCGTTGAAGACTTCGATTTTGCCACGCTAACCTCAGGACCGGTTTCAATACCCTGGATGGAAGAAGAAAAGTTCAAGCTCAAGAAGAAGGAACTCGACTTACGCGGTAACTTCTCGCATTACATGGTACAGCGCACGTTATTTCACGACTTACTGTATCTGCCGTTCGTTTATATCAAAGGTGATATCAAAACGGATGCCGAGGCACGCGGTAAGCTGATTGAGTTTGCTGAACGTTTAGGCTCTGACCCCGCGCTTTGGGTTAAGGAATGGAAACGCTATGGCCAGTTAGCTGAGCTGCCGGAAGAAACGTTACAAGTTCTTGCGCAACAGTGTTGTGATCAGTATCCGACTGAGACAGCTAAGCAAGTAATAACAGCAATTAATAAGCTGGCTCAGATAGAACAGCGAATGAAGTTGTATATCACGAACTATTTGCTACTTACGGACCCTGAGACAGACCGTATGTACCCGATTATTAGTTCGCGACTTAACACGCGCCGGATGGCCGCTGAGAACCCTAACCCGATGCAGCTAAGTAAACGTGGTGAATCTACCTATATTCGGGGGTTCTTCTTACCACATCGTGACGACCATTTATTGGTTGCTGTGGATTGGTCTCAGGTAGAACTTGTGTTGATTGGGGAGTTAAGTAAAGACCCTAACTTCCAGAAGGCTTATGGCCAGATACCTTATGATGATTTGCATTTAGGCGCGGCAACCTCAGCAATCAAGGTTTTCTACCCTGATTTTACTTCGGGTATGTTGGCTAGTATTAAGAACCTCGAGGGCCAAGAATTAGAAGCGTTCAAACTGCAGTACTCTCGAGTGCTTATTGACCCAGTTAAAAACGCAGCGCTTGAACCTTATGAAGTGGCTAAATGGTGGCGTGGTTCAGCCGGTAAACCTTCTAACTTCGGTTACTGGTACTCGGGCTCTCTAATGACGGTACAGGATAAGCTAGGTTGGACGTCGGATGAAATGTGGGCGGGTACCGACAACTATCGAGATACCTTCCCTGTTGCAGAGCAATGGAGAATAAACACCCAGCGCGAGATTGAAGTACAAGGTTACGTTGATATCTTCGATGGTCACAGACGTTATAAATACGAAGGTACCAACGATTGGTTCTATCACTTCACGGCCAAGTGGGATGCGTATAACGATCCGGTATTGTCACAGTTCGGGGCGTTTATCGCTAAGAAGATTCAACGCCGAGCTGGGAACCAAGCGGTAAATGCTAAAATTCAAGGTGGTTGTGCAACGTTAGCTAAGCGCTCGATGCTCAAACTATGGCACGAGATTAATGCCCCAGATACAAAATGGGACGCAGATATCGTAATGCCTATTCACGACGAATTAGTATTTAGTGTACGATGGGACCAAGCTGTTGATTTTGGTCAACGCATACTCGAAGTGATGTGTAGTCACCCTGACTTAGTGAGCTGGCTGAAACTAGATGGTACCGTTTCAGTTGGTCGCACGCTCGAGCCGTATCACCCAACGAAGGCCCCGTTCGGTCAAGTCGAACTAGACGAAGCACCGGAGCTTGAAGGGTATATTCCAAAGGAACTGAAAGATACTAAGCTCACCACGGAATACCGACATAATGTTGTTGCTTATCTAATGGGACACGAACCTGTAGTTCCTGTGGAGGTGGCCGCATGAGTTCGCATATTCCTGGGGTGATAGTACAGCTTACCCCTGAGGCTGAATTCTGTTGTGGTTCTTTGTGTGATAAGTCTCGACTTATCACACAAATAAGTAGCCAGATAGAACGCGCCTTATTACTTGAACATGCGTTGCGGGAACTAAACCCGCAACATCCTTTACTGAGAGACACACATGGCCCCAGCAACCGGAAATAATTTACCAGCTCCGTTTTCGTATCTACTTGGAAAACACTGGTGCACGCTAGATACTGAAACGACAGGTATAGGCCATGGCCATCAAATCGTAGAAATTGCGGTAAAAGATGGCCTAACCGGAAAAGTATTACTCGATACGCTGGTACGCCCTACTCGGGATATCGACCCTAAAGCACAAGCTGTTCACGGCATTAGCCTTCAGTCTTGTGCTTTGGCACCTACTTGGCCGGAGGTTCGCTATAAGCTGATGGAAGCGGTAAAGGGAAAGACCGTGATCATTTATAACGCGAACTTCGATATCCAAATGCTAGTGCAAACCAATGCGGCGTGGAATATTAACTGTAACGGTTACTTTGGTGCTAAAGAGTACTTCTGTGCTATGACCGAGTACTCGAGACGAGCGCGTATCTACAATCACCTTCATGGTCGCAACCGCAGCTTTAAGCTTGTAGATGCCGCAGCACTAGAAGGCATTACGCCCAAAGGAACGCTACATCGCGCCGTTGCTGATTGTGACCTAACTTATGATTTGGTGCACAAGATAATGTCTGAATTCGTGGTTTCCGCTAACGAACCCGAGTTTGAGGAACTAGGACCGGAGTTTGACGACCCGCAGTGGGAAGAAGTTGATATGCCGGACGCAGAACCTTGGAGAGAATTTTGAATACCGAACTAGAGTTTTACGTTTGGGGTTTATGGGTAGCGCTGTTAATTACAGCGCTCTATATTATCCCCCGCTATATACGAGAGCGAATCGCTAAATCTAAGAAAATGGCTCTAGGTTCAGAACCTTATGAACCGTTTCAAGAACCAAAACCGGAGAACGACCTTACAACCATTGAGAAAAACGATTCAGGAAGACTAATCTGATTAATAAAAATCCAGTTAGTTTGCCAGCAACTCACTTGATTACTTTTTATAATGCTGGTCTCATACTTAAAAATTAAAGGAAATTGACGATGCTACTTCATGGTATTAAATATAACTTTTTAACGGCTGAAATTTTCGAGAAGTTCTTTGCGAATATTGTAGATTTTAGAACCGCTTTTGACTTACCTATTGATGTTGGATTCACCACGGAATCTTTAAACTTACACTTCGACCTCTACCGCGAGGAAATGCGTGAGCTTTTCAGCGCAGAAACCCGAGTAGATAAAATAGATGCTATTGTAGATAGTCTATATGTGTTGTTTGGTAAGTATGTTCAGTCCTACCATACCCTAAATCACATGCCTGCTTGGGAACTAAACATCATAGAAACACTTCTATCGGCTTCCGAAGAAATAAACTTCGATATCCTAAAAGCTTGGGATATTGTCCATCACTCGAATATGAGTAAGCTATGTAACGATGATAACGTGCAAGCGACACTCGACCACTACACCACCTTGGGTGTTAGTGTTGAAGCAAAACCTGTAAAACTTACCAATAAAAATAAAAATGAAGGTACCGCGCTCTGGGCCGTTAAGGTCAAAAAAGAGAGTACCGATAAAGATGGTAAAAGCTATGCTGCTGGCAAAGTGCTTAAGTCTGTTGATTACACCCCTGCAGACCTAAGTAAACTTTGATGAAGTCGGCCCTCACTTAGAGGGCCGCTACAATTTGGATTGAATTGACGATGGCTAACCAAGTAGAACAACCGTTTTACCTGACACTTTTTACGAACTCCACCGGAGTGCTCACCAAAGAGCTACGAATGGAGCATGGTAAAATTGTAAGTGATGCACCTAAGATGGTGACAGGTACAGCAAAACGAGTGCAGCTAACACTCTCACAGTTACCCGATTTTATAAAAAGCTTAGAGCCTAACCAGTGTTTTACCCCTGGCGTTATGGATACGGACCACGAGTTTGTAGAGGTCCTAACCAGTAACGAGTTTGAGCGCCGTGGCTATGAATACCCAGTGCACGTAGATGAAACCGGTGTGTATGGCACACGTTCTTCGAAATCTATGATCACAAAAGGTCCAAGTCTAATCCTATTCGATTATGATAAAGACGAGCACGCTAAGCTAAAAATCACCAATCCTGAAGATTTCCTAACTCATCTGAATAGTGCGGTTCCAGAATTAGAACTAAACAACACGGACTATATCAGAACTTACAGTACTTCAACGTCATTGTTTGACAAAGAAACCAATAAAGTAATTCGCCCTGCGGATGGCTTCCACATTTATATGCTCGTTGATAAAGGGGAAGATATTGCTCGGTTTGGTAAAATGCTTGAGAAGCGCTGCTGGATGGCTGGGTTAGGCCACATTAAAGTAAGTGCTAGCGGTGGACGACTACCAAGAACGATTTTTGATACCTCGGTTTTCCAGCCTGAACGTCTATGTTTCGAAGCCGGTGCCTTCATCAAACTAAAAGAATCGTTCTACCAGAAGTTACCAAAAGGTGAGATTAACCGAAGAGGTAAGCGCTCGTTAAAAACCACACTACTCAAAGACTACACCCCAACCCAAGATAAAGAATTCCGTCGTGTGGTTGAGCTGGAAAAGCAATCTGAGGATGTTATAAACCGTGTCTCTGAATTCAGAGAAATCAAAGTTCAGCGAATGGTGAACACGACACATTATACTCAGATGCCGCTTTCTCGTGACGAGGCCATGAAGATTGTTAAGGCACATGAGAACAAAATACTTCACCCTGCCGATATTCTTGAGTTTGAAGATGGTCGTATTACCAGTGTGCTTGAAGCGTTCTTAAATCCAACGCTTTATGATGGCGCTCAGTTACAAGACCCACTACGCCCTGAGAAAGGTTATTCAAAAGCCAAGTTCTACGCTAACGCTGGCCGCTACGGTGACTACAATCCTACGATTCACTCGTTTGTGGAGGGGGAGCGAAACTTTGAGCTGCGTGAGTCTATTGAAACCTTTATGAGTAAGACCGAGGCCACCGAATCTAGACTGGAAGAATTTGATAATAAAGCTATGGTAATAGACCAACGCTATCTACCGGAGCTACGACTACGACCAGGTATTACACTGGTAAAAAGTGAGAAAGGTACCGGTAAGACTTATATGTTGAAGCAACAAGTACAAGACTTTGATGGTCGAGTTATCGCTATCAGCCAGCTAATCTCGTTGGTTAACTCACTCTCTAAGCAGTTCAATCTTGCAGACTATAACGAAATCGAAAGCGAACGGCTGCACTCGTTACGTATGCAGAAGCGCTTAGGTATTTGTCTTAACTCGATATACAAGCTGCAAGGTCAGAACTACGACATTGTGATCATGGATGAGGTTTGTCAGCTTGTGCGTGCGATTAAAGCAACAACCGTTGATAAACCGGCCGCATGTTTAAAAGTCTTACGTGAGATTATCGCTGGGGCCAAGTTCGTAATCTGTATGGATGCTGACTTAAACAAAGAGTTCGTGGACCTAATGAGAGACCCGCAATTTGGTATCCTTCCTGAAGACCGCACGATTAACGTTATCGTTAATAAGTACCGTCCCGCAAAGGAGCAACAGCGCCAAGTGACGCTGTACCAAGATACCGATGGTAAAGGGGATACTTCAGCGTTCGTAGAAGCTTTGATGTGTGAGGCCAAGACTACAGGCCTATTCTATGCTTCAAATTCTAAAGTGGACGTACTTAAGAAAGCGGCCACAATTATTGAGGAAATGGGTGGAGATAGCCAGCTAGAGCACGAACACTTCATGACGGAGATTAATGGTCGTCGCGTTATCACAATAACGAGTAACAATTCCCAGACCCCAGAAGTACAAGCCTTTATTCGAGACTTGAATGGCAATCTGAGAGACGATGATATTTTTATGTCTTCACCTTCTATGGGTACCGGTCACTCCATCGATGCTACCGCAGCCGGAGCGCGTTTTAAAAAGACGTTCGCGTTTTTCACAAAGATGGCGGGTAATTTACCTTCGGATTGTTTGCAGCATATGAGCCGCGTTCGTGAATGTACCGACTACCATGTTATGTACCTCGATAACGCGAGACGTTATCCAACCGCGCCTTTAGAAATCGTTCAAAAAGAGATATACGGGAACCGTAACACTATAGATAACAAACTCTGCGTGCAGTTTATTTCTGAATATGATTATGCAACAGAACGTTTGAAAATAAACGACCATGGTTGGTCAGACTGGTATGGCCAACTTAAGAGTTTTGAAAATAATAAACTCAATCACTTTTCTAAAAATTTGATAAACGCTTTAGAAAATGAAGGTTACAACATTAACACGCTTTATACGCTGGCCTCGGATGAGGGCTACAATTTGAAAATGTTGATGGATGAACTAACAGATCAGATTCGAGAAGTTGAAAAACAAAAGCTTAGGGATACTGAGCTGTTAACGGACGAAGAATTTGAAATTTTAGATAACCAGACTTTGAAAAACGCAGAGGAACAACGCCAGCTACTTAAGAAACGCCAAGCGCGACTCTTTGGCCTCGAGGCTGGGGATGAACTGAACGATGTAGTTACTATGTCAACACAGGCTCTCAATGGTAGACGCAAGGGTTTGATGCTGGGTGCTAACAATGACGACCTGTTCCTTATCGATATGATTAACCGCTTTGATACTAAGCGACACGATAAAGATAAAACGGCGTTTGCAGATCACCAAGGCTTGGGCCGTGGCTTCTTCTACCATTTAGGTGTGATATTTCTAAATGATATCCCCACCTACGATGGCCGTGAAATAACGGATTTAGAAAAAGACCGCGCTTTTGATTTTCTATTAGCCCATGCAAGGGATTTAGAAATCCTTCAAGGTATCCGCATGCCTTTATGTGATACCGACAAGAAGCGTCATGAGTTCGTTCGCCGCGTTCTTACTTCGTTTGGTATGAAATATCGTAGAGAAAAGAAACGTGTAGGTGTCCGTTCAGTTTATAAATATTATTTAGATGATGAACGTTTTAATCGCTGGGTTGAGGATGTGAGAAGGGCTAAAGAGCTCTCCCACAGTACGATGTTCACAGGTCTTGAAGAAGTGCCAGGAAATTTGAAAGCCTATGTATTTCAAGCTTTGGCTGGGTCTCCGCAAGTTTCTGAATTACATCCATATATTTCTAAATTACATCCAGAAATTCAAAACCGACTTATCAACTTACTTAATAATAAATTGTTTGTCGTTACTACTAACGTTGCATAACGCTGTATTATTAAGCATAATACCTATTAATTAATATAATAATTATAAAGGCTCCACTAGGAGCCTTTTTAAAATATGAATTGACGAGTTGAGCATGGATAACGCCACTTTTGGAATTGAAGGTGTAAGCCTTAAATATAATTCTAAAAAATTACAATTTGAAAAACCTATCCATTGCTGGCTTTGGGTGGTCACCTATTGTCGTAAAAATAAATTCCGAATCTTAACTAACAAACCGTTAAGTAGGGATATTTATGAGCAACTTCGTGCGGTTATTTCTCCTAAGAAAGTCAGCTCAAGAGAACTATACGATGCGATAGGCTTTCACGTTAATTCTATAAAATACCTCAATCGTATTCGTACTGGTGCCCAGCGCTTTAACCTCTGGGGAAAGCCTGACGGTAGAGTAACCGAATCCGAAGCAGACCATGCTCGTAAGAGAATGGTTGAACTACATTCTATGTACTTACGCTCTCGACGTAAGAACAAGAAGCAAGGGATTATCATAAATCAGAAAGTGGGACGCGGCACACGCCAGTCAACATCAGATGATAAAGGTGATAAACCTAAAAGAGTATTAACTCTAAATAAAACAAAATAAGTTTTATACAATTAGGAAATTGACGATGCAAAACACTGGTAAACCCTCCGAAGATATCTTCGAAGAGAATATGAAAGCGCTGGGCGCTCATGTATATCGCTTCGAAGACCATGCTGATGTAAACAAGTCTCGCGTTCGCAAACGTATCGTTTCATCAAAACCCTCAGACTATCTTGTTACCGAAAAAGGTTTAACGGCCTACGCGGAAGTAAAAAGTATTGCTGAAAGTTCACGCTTTGATTTCTCTCGAATTGAGAAACGTCAATGGCGCGAAGCAACCAAGGTAACCAAAGCTGGGGGCCTCTACTATTTCTACCTCCATTTCATAAGTATTGATGGCTGGTTTAAAGTACCAGCATCCCTAATTCTAAGCTGGCCTAAGAAGTCTATGCGTTTTGAAGAACTCACGCAGTTTCAATTTACGTGGAGATAAACCTATGCTTGAGGTTACTTGTGGATGGGCCTTACACGCTGAAACTGAAATTAATACTTTAATTTGGAGGAATGCTAGGCTGGCAAAGCTGGTTTTGTTGTGGCGAAGAGGACATATAACAGACCAGAACTTTTTACCCCGAATTGTTCAACCTTGGGAACCAGATGAAGAATCCGAAGAGTTTGAGGACTTCAATGAACTTAGGAACCCTAATGCGGCTTACCGAGTTTTATGCTTTGCTGTGCTGGGACACGCTGTTAGTGTCTATCCAGATATTAAAAGATTTGTACTCGAATACTGGCCGTATTTTAGCCCAGATTTAAACTGGAAAATTAGAGTTAACTTTACTGAGGGCCAAGTCCCCTCAATTATTATTTAGGAAATTGACGATGCAAATGTTACCAATCGAATCGCTAAACGATTTAATTAAACTCCCCTCTTTTGTTCAGACGTTAGGTGACCCTCACCTAGCACGTAAATTCAATACTGGCGTGCCTACACACCGCAAAGGTGAGCGCGAAGAAATGGTGAAAGATACCTTTGCCGGCATTGTAAATGCGCCAGGGTATAAGCTTCACGTTTGTATGGGAGACTTGTTTGATAAGTTTCGCGTTCCTGAAGAAGATATTTTATTTGCGGCCGACGTTTATCGTCTCGCGGCCAGCACTTACCGTGACCGTCAGTTCGTGATAATTCGCGGCAACCATGATGCCTCGAGGGACACCCAGTTCAAGAGCTCGTTTGATGTATTTACACAGCTTGTGGCTCATGTGCCAAATATTCACGTAGTTGCAGAAAAGGCCCTTTACCTAACCATTGAGAAAGAGCATTTTGTTTTCTACCCGTGGCACCCCTTTAAAACTGCGAAAGAAATTGCTGCCGAGATTAAGCCACCGGTAGGGTTCTTCGCCTTTGGCCATTGGGACATTCTTGCTTTTAGTGAAGATAGCTCAGCGACAGATAACTTGATCCCGTTTGAAGAAATGCAAACCGCACTTGCGGTTATCACTGGCCACTATCATACACCCCGTATTTTTATGGAAGGTGATACGCCAGTCTGGGTTACCGGCTCTATGCAACCCTACTCGCATGCCGAGGACCCAAATAACCAGCTCTACATAACGCTCTCTCTTCAAGAAGCAACCACGGCCTTAGAAGCTGACCCTGATAAGTTCAAAAACATGAACCTTCGAATCACGCTTCTACCAACGGAGGCCCCGATTGCCGAAGTGGATTGTTTGAGCCTGACTTTCAAACGCGTGTCGGAAAATAAAGACGACGAACTGGAAGTTAACCTCGATAGCTTCGACTTAGAAGGCATCTTCAAATCGACAATGGCGGAACACGACGTTTCAACTGAAACTACGAATCAACTTTGGGGCCAGTTTATGGACCTAAGCGCGGAGGCGGAATAATGCTTTCTTTAATTAAATATGACTTAACGTTCTCGAACGGCAAAACAATTAAAAACGAGTTGGAACTAAATGCGGGTTCGACCTTGATCACCGGAGCGAACGGCAAAGGTAAATCACTTAACTTTGAAATGGTAGGCTTTGCCCTCTTCGGTAACAAAGCACTACGCGGCATTGCTGGCGATTACAAGCGAATGAAGGTAGAGGTTGTTATTGCTATCAATGGCGAGACGTACACTATCAACCGTACCAAATCTAAGTCTGAAGTCTTCCATAAAAATGAGCCTATCGTAAGTGGTACCAAGCCTGTAAATCAGTGGGTAGTTAGAACCCTGGGTTATGGCTTTGATGTATTCCGTATTGCTCACTGGTGCGCTCAAGGTGATATCCAAGCGCTTGCGGATATGCGCCCAACTGAACGTAAACAAATGATTGATTCGGTAGCTGGCCTTACACAGATGGATGGGCTTGCTAATAATATGGCCGGAGAGATTAGAGAACTGCGTGCGGTTATCGACACTCACAAAAAGAACTTGGTAGAACCTGTGGCGCCGACTCAACCTCAAACTCCTAAGGCCGATATCGAGAATGCGCTAGCAACGTATAAAACAAGTCTTGAGAACTGGTTAACGGCAAAAGCGGTCTCGGTACCAACGGAGCCAACAAAACCTGTACAACCCGAAGAGCCGATTTACCCAGAAAAACCACAGCTTCTATCGCCTACGATGAAAGCCCCTGAGTTCCCGACGTTAACTAACGGTATGCCAAGCACAGTATCCCAGTTAACCACCGTGGAACTGAACCTTCAGAATAACCTTGATAAAGCGGTGAAGGTTGAAGCTGAGTTCTTGCGTCTCGAGGCACAGTACAAGCCTTGTGAACCTAACGCCGAGTGGCCCGAAATAGGAGAGCTTTATGAAGCTTGGGCCGAACACGAGCGTTATACTCGTATCCAAGAGCTCAAGGCTTCACACACGATTGAGTGTCCTAAATGTAACCATCACTTCCATTTGTCGGCAGAGATTGCAGAACTGGAAAAATTACGTTTAAGGGAAAAGGCACCGAGCTTAACCATTAAGCAATGGAATGATATCGCTGCCCAAATTGAAATAAACAAGAGGCATGACACGGTATTAGAAGAGCTGCAGAGCTTAAATATTGATGATTTGAGAACCGCGCTTCATGAAGTTCGCACGGCTAAGTCTGCAATACTGCAGTTTGAGAAAGAGAACAAGGACTATAAGAGCCATGTATCGAATATTTCTCAGATGAATGACCAGCAAATTAAGAACTGGGAAGGTACCTGTAAGCGGATAAAAGACCAGTATGATAACCAGATGCGGATGTATGACAGTCAAGCAACGCATTTTGAAGGTTTAATGCAAGCTTATGCTGAGGCTACAGCTAGGTATGACCAAGCGCAAGAAACGCTTAACAGTATTACACAGCAATTCCCTGAGAATACTGAAGCGACCTTACGTAATGTTATTAGCCAACTAGAGTCGGCCCGTCAAGAATGGGCGAACTACGAGCACCTTTCGGGGCAGTACGAACAGGCTTTGGCCACCTATAATAAAAGTATTGATGGTGTAGCTGCCGAGGAAGAGCGTTTATCGGAACTGTCTCGGGCCCGTGAAGCACTTAAAGTGGTGAAAGCTAAGGTTCAGAGTCACCTATTGCCTTCGCTTAATAAAGTGGCCTCGATGCTTATGAGTGAAATGACCGGTGGCGAATTCCAGTCCGTTGAAGTGGGACAGGATTTCGAGGTTGTTGTTGATGGCCAGCCGCTAAGAACGCTATCAGGTTCGGGTAAAGACCTTGCTAATTTAACGCTACGCATAGGTTTAGGTCGTATTTTGACTCACCGTGTATTACCTTTAATGATGTTAGACGAGATTGATAGCGCGATGGACGACACACGAGCCAGCTTCACATGGCAATGTATCCAACGTATCACGCCTCATATCGGACAGGTTTTACAGGCATCACATAAAGAACTAGATGCCGAGAACCGCGTAGCTGTTTAACTTTTATAGGCTGGTGAAAGCCAGCCTTTGATTTGGGAATTGATTTTATGATAGAGAAACCACGATTTAAAGTCCCTTACTGTAAATACTGCCATGAGTATGCGACGGTAACTCAGCAAGCACCAATCCGAGGGCCTTTCGAAAAGATAACTAAAAACGACGATGCTGTTGTTTTTGAGAGCGTTTGTTTTGACCACGTTAGAAACGCTCACGATGCTTTAACCTTCAGATTCGATAACCTCGCATGTTCTAGGGATTTGTGGTTATGAAAGATAAACCTCACTTCAAAGTCCGCTACTGTAAATACTGTAATGAGTATGCGACGGTGAAAAAATTTCTTCCTCCGGATGTTGTGAGTGACGAACCCCTTACAATGTTTGGTCCTGAAGTAAAATACGAGTTTCTTTGTAAATATCACGCAAGAGACCCTAAACCCTTTGGAATCTAACTTTTAAAATTTGGAAATTGACGATATGACGAACTCAGCTAATGATAACTACCCTGTTGCTATTAATGTGACTACTAGCCTAAGAACCGTACCACTCACTAAATATTGTGAACTGTCTGGTGAAGACATAGAAACGGTACGACAGAGAATTAAACGCGGACACTGGGTAAAAGGCGTACATGCTATTAAGCCACCCCATATTCGCGAACTTTGGATTGACTTAGAAGCGGTAGAACAATGGATAAGAAATGGGGGCAACTCCCTCGCGGGGTAACTATTAGGCCTGGGGCCAAAGAAGACCGTATTCAAATTAACTTCGAATATAAAGGGGTTCGCTGCCGCGAACTCCTTAAGGTTCCAGTCAACAAATCAAATATCAAATACGCGGGTAACTTACGCGGTGAGATATTAAATAAAATTGAGCGTGAAACTTTCCGATACGCGGACTACTTCCCCAGCTCACCAAAGCTAAAAATATTCGGTGGCGCTGTAGCGTGGGGCAAGACTGTTGAAGCGTACTTGGAGGAATATATTGAGAGCGTCAAGAAACGGGGGCTCTCACCTTCTACTATTAAAGGCTACGAAAAACTGAAGACCTCGGTTAAGGAACTCCACCCTATCCCTGTGACCGAGCTCTCGCCGCAAGTTTTGAAAAGCTTTGTTCTCAAGTCTGGGAACTCACCTAAAACACTGCGAAACAAGTTCAGCTTTTTACGTACTGCACTGGCCGAAGCTGTGACTGACGGACTGGTACCAACCAATCCGATTGATGGTGTGAAGCTTTCTAACTACGTAGAAAAAGATAACAAGGTAGATTTAGACGGTGGCCACGATGATATCGACCCGTTCACACCACAAGAAGTCGAAGCAATCTATGAGCATTGCAGACCGGAAGAGCTAAATATTGTTGAGCTGGTTTTCAATACGGGGATGCGGCCTAGTGAATGGTCGGCGCTTAAGTGGAACGAAGTCGATTTCATTCACAACACCTTAGTCGTAAAAGCGGCCATTGTGCATAACGAGATCAAGGGTCCAAAATCAAAAGCCGGTAAACGTGCCATACCTTTAAATGAAAGCGCGATGAATGCCCTTAACCGGCAAAGAGAACTTTCCTATCTGGGTCGCGGTTTTGTGTTCCCTAAAAACTTAAAGTTTGGAATGGAACTGCCAGAGGGGGAGTTGAACCGGATAAACCCAGACTCATTTCGTAAACACAAATGGAGTCGAATTCTTACCGCTGCAAAAGTAAGATACCGGTACCCGTATCAAATGCGTCACACTTTCGCGACTCGACATATTAGTGAGGGAATTAACTTGTGGCAGTTGGCAAATTGGATGGGCCACTCTTCGCCAGAAATGCTATTTCGACACTACGGTAAATTCATCGAGGATTACGAGAAAAAAATCCAAAATGACACGAGTGCGGCACGAGATACCAATGGCACGAATAAAAAACCAAGCTTATCAGCTATTTAGGAAATAATCGACGCGGGTTCAAATCCCGCCAGCTCCACCAAACAAGAAGGTACAAAGAGGGTACAAATCAACAACTTACCTCTTTTACCAGTACCGAAAGGTGACACGAAAGGGACACGAAATGACACGAGTACGACACGAGTTTAGTTTCGTGACACAAATTAAGTGAAACCCATAAAAAAGCCACTCTTAGAGTGGCTTTTTTGTTTCTAGGGTTTAGTTACTTTTGTTTAGTTGGTTCTCGAGGTTCAGGTTCGGGGACAGGGTTATCAGGTCTAGGTACAGGTTTCTCAGCTTCAGCTTTCTTCCTCTTGGCCTCGGCCTCAGCTTCTTCAGCCTCTCGCCTTTTCCTCAGCTCGATTTCTATTTGGTCAGATATCGCTTCAATATACCACTGCATTGAGTTGATATCGTTTTTAAACCCTGCGTCGATCAAACCAACAACATTGTCGTCGATTTTGTTTTCAGTGAATTTTGCCGCTAGCCTTAACAACAACAAAACCATATGTCGTGTCAGCAATGCGGCACCAAAGTTTCTAAAAAGAAGTATTAATGCGGCTTTCATGTTGTAGCTCCAATTATCGTCAATCTCTTAGCGCTATGCGCTTATTTATCCAACCAAAGACAAACGTTTCATCTGTCTCTCGGGATTCGGCCAGTTCTAAATAATAGGCCCCTTGTAAACAATTGAGCGCTTTCAATAGAACCGGTTCGGCCAAGCCTTTACGATAAGCAAAGTAAAGCTGCAGGGCCTTTAGAGTTTTGCTACCAAATATCCCATCCACCTTTATATCGATGTAGATGGTTTGCATCTTATTAAAGGCATTCAACGCACGCTGCAGAAACTTAATCCCTGTACCGGTACCAAGATTCACCCCAGCTTCAAACACCTCCCACGCTATCTCAGGGCTTACCGAAGCCAGCTCCGAGATACGAGGGCCAAACCAATAGGTCTGTAAGTAGATTTCTCGGGCTTTGGATTGCGGCATATCTTTCATAGCGCCAGTGTAACCGTGAGCGCGTGCAACCTTTTCAGTAATTCCCCAGTTCGTAGGCCCACCTTTATCGCGAGGATTATCTACGTACCCCGCTTCTAGTTTCACAATTTGCGCGATATAAGCCTGAACTCTTGGGTCTGCGGAGTAGTTAGCCATTTTTAGCCTCAGAATTTTTGTTTTTAACCAGTTCTTTTAAATAGGACATTGTTTGTGATTGCTGGTTACTGATCTGGGTCATATGCTGAATGACGATACTTTGGTCAGATTCCAGTTTCGAAAGACGGTGGTTTATACCTGAGAGGGCTTGGTCGATATGCTGCTTGTTGAATTCAAGCTTTTCATTAACGCGTTCTTCCCTCGGGTGAGCTAATGCAACGTGCTCTTTGAATGCTGCGAGTTCTCCCGCGATTTTTGTGGCTAAGGAGTTTGCCGTGGCGTGATTTTTATTTACGGTTTCCCACAGGTTTTTATTACTTTGTGAAAAACTTTCATGTGCGCTTTTCATATCAGATTTTATTCCCGATATGATAAATAGCGCGATTGTTACCGCTACACCACTAATAGTGGCCATCACCCCTAAGAGTGCTAGCAAGGTTGTTGAGTCCATCTTAGTGCCCCAAATACTTCATTAAACCGAGATTAATACCAAGTGAACTCAAGATAATTAGCACCCAGACGCCAAAGTATGAGAGCTTTAAGCGAAGGGTATTTATAGAAAAATAAGATACATCGGAGGACCGCGTTTTGAAGTTTAAGAACTTGCGATAATCTCCACTCTTTTCCGCAGCTAGAAATGAGTTGAGTATCTGGCAGACACTATCCTCATAACTAACGTCTAGAAGCACTGAAGTAAAAGTGTATCGGCCTTTCTTAACGGCCATAGGCGAACAGATAAATAGAGCGACAAGTTTATGTCGTTCATTGAAGATTTTAATAACTTCACTTTCGGTAGGGATTTGCTCAACTTTTATATTGAGCTTAGAGGGATCGAGTATGCCCATCTTGCCGCCTAAGTATCGTCAATTAGCCTAATTTTCAATCAAGCATACTACCCTTAAGCAAGACTGTAAATGAACAATGGCCATCCTTGGCCATTGTAATTATGCACCTAAGTTAGCTTGCACATAAGCGCTTATTGGTGAGGCTCCCTGCGTCGATAACGCTTCACTGGTTGAGTAGACAACAACGCCTCTTCCATCACCCTCAATGTAGAGAACTACTGCAACATCAAAAGGTTCTCTCGCGCTCTTAGGTTGGAAGTCTCCAAAGCGGCAATGGGCTTCTGTGCCTTCGAAAACAATAGCGGTGGTGTCTGAGTCGATTCGCGCTTTTTCAGAAGTGTTATATATGATTACTTCTAGCTTGCTAATTGTGTTAGCGGTGGCTTCGAAGTCTATACAACCATCATCATCAACTACCAAACCTAACTCGCTACTCGGACGAAGTTTGATAATCTCACGGTTCGCTCTGCCAGGGTAAATCATTAAGTTACCATCTGTGATCAACTCAAAGGCTACCGAGTCGATTAACTCCAAGATACTACCGTCGAAGTTGAACGCGGCCACGGCAATTGAAACCGTTTTAGCAGTGCTTCGGGTTCCCTCTGTGTCGATGCCCACGACACTAAACGTAATTGTTTGTGCGTCATTCTCGCTTGGCGCGATGAAGCTCGGGCTGGCAGTATTACCGTTGACTAAAGTTACAGTATCCCCCGCGGTCTGCGTCCATTCATAGCTGGCAATCGGATGAGAACCCGCCGTACTTTGTGTGGCATCTAAATACACAGTTTGCCCAGACTCGACGGACTGGTTTGGTCCTAGAACCACGGTTGGTGGTGTAATCACAGGGACTTCCTCGACAATAACGGTTTGAGTCGCAGAACCTGTGTTCCCTGCCGCGTCTGTTGCCGTTGCAGTTACGGTGTAGGTTCCGGCAGTACTAGTATCTACAGGGTTATCAATTGAAAGCGTCCCTTCGTTGGTACTGAAGTTTGGGGTATAACTGTCTCCAACATAAATAGTTACCGTGCTCGGACCGTTATTTATAACAACTGGGGACGTAGTGTCTATGACGCGAGCCTCAGTCTCAGAGTAGACCATTTCACCGTCAACGATATCTATGGTGCTAACCATGGAGCGACCCGTACCATAACCATCATACGTGTAGTTATCGCGAATATACGAACTACCGTCATTGGTGTTTGTAGAGCCCGTCCAAATAACTAGGTCATCGGTTGCAGGGTCATCAACCAATGTAATAACTATAGTATTTCCACTTACCGATGTTGACTGTATTGGTAAGTATGAAAACCTAGTGGTGGAACGAGCTACTTTTATCACATCACTTATGTCACCAGATATTTCAAATTGGTCACTACCATCCGCAAAATTAAAATAAAGTGTTAACTCTGCCCCATTACGTGTAAAACCAGTGAGCAATGGCCCTAAATCAGTTCCTTTAAGTCCACGTAGAAAATGGTGAGCCATAACTACGTTAGCAGCTTCAGTAGGATGAACACCATCATCTACTGTTTTTAAATCATTAGGTTGCGTGTAAGCAATACCGTTTGCATCACAGTAAGCTTTTTGCGCAAGCCTGATCTTGTTCAGTCTTTCATCATAACCGCTATTGGCCCCAGTATTGTTTATGTTGGGTATAGAACCAATAAGCTTAACGGCTTGTAGATTATTTCTTTGGTCCACTTCGTTGTTAAGAAGCTCTAAACGACTTGTGTAGGTAGACGATGTTGTATTTACATCAGAGTGACCTTGAAACCATATCCATTCATGCCAGTCAGTCTCAGCATATACGATTTCCATTTTGGGCCATTCTGAGCCGTTAGGAATAAAGTTTCCTATAACCTCGCCACCTTTTGCGTGACCACAGATAGCCCACATGACGCCAGTTTCTTCAACTTTTCTGTTTACATACTCAGCAATAAATGCCGACTGAATAACACCATCATCAGCTTGTTGCAGCCATTGAGCGTCTAATGTGTTTGTACTAAGAAAGGTTGTGTGAAATGGCGTGGCAACTATACCTAAACTCGTTGCAGTAATCGTGTTGCTTTCTGGCACGGTAATTACTCTTTGAATAAGAGATTGACCGTTCATCATTGTCACACCACCACAACCAAATCGACTAGAGTGTGTGACTGTTTCACCATCTAATAGCAGTTGAAGCTTATACCACTGAGCATTTGCAGGAATGACCAGGTTGAAGGCTTCCCCGCTACTAAAAGTGGTATAAGAGCCATCACCTACAGGCGTTGTTCCGTCTTCATCAACTAAACGATAGGACGCTGACGCTGCACCAGTGGTAATTGCCACAGAAACCGTAGCTTGACCTTTACCAAATAAGCCACCAAATTCCGTAGTTCGAGCGTAGCATTTGTTGTGGGTAAGCCCCTCATTCACAGTGTAAAGTCCTGCTGACTCTTCAAAATAAGAAGAACCTTCACTAAATAACGCTGAATTCGCCATGGTTATTCCCCTGTGACTGTGGCTACTGACCAGCCTATAATGTCGCTAGCATCCGTAGCTTCTAATTTATCAGTAGCTACTAGCATTAGAGGCATTCCTACAGCTATACCTTCTACGCTAGTTAGACTCATGTTAAGGGTGGATTCGGAGGTATCTAAATTTTCACCGTTTAAAATAGAAGCCCCTAACGGTACGGAAGTAACAAGGTAGTATAACCCGCTTACGCCTTGCATTTGCGAGGGTAAGTCAAATGTAATTTGCTTAATTACTACACCTAGTTCCACAAATTCTGCCACTGAGTCTCCGTAAGTACCGTCTAATCCTGATGTAGTATCGGTTAATACATTAGGGGTTACTTCAGTATCGAAGTCATAAGTAACATTGGTATCGTTACTACGAATTATTTCTAGCACCCCTGACACAGTAGAGTGTAAAGGTCTGCCGTTATTTTTATCGTTACCAATCCTTAAAAGTGTAAACCCTAAGTTGGCTGTAACAGAATTAGAAAGTGTTTCTGTACCGTTATTGTAGGTGATTGTTATAGTGTCACCGACTCTTTGTACTTTAACCCCTTCAATTAAATCACCATCCTGAAAACCTGTAGGAATTGTTGCTGAGCTTCCTCCCGCGTTTATGTAGGCATTCCCCCCATCATAAATACCTACTACGACACTATTAGAAGCAACAGTTGATATAATTACTTGAGGGTCGCCCGTAGGTGAAGGTGTGTAGTGAATGGTTGGAAGGTTAATTGTAAAATCCCCAGATATAACTATATCTGGTAACACTAAAGAACTTGAACCTTTAAACTGTAAAGCCATTTTTATTCTCTCTATACTGTAATTGAAATTGTGTTAGACCAAGTACCAACTAACGCACCGTTGAGGCATCGGCATCTGATCTTGTATGTGCCTGAAGTAAAAGAAAGTGAACGTTTGAAACAGCCTATAACCCCAGGAAGTTCAACGTTCGGAACGGTTAAAGGTGACCAGCTAGAACCACCGTTACTAGACACTTCAAACTGCATATCTGTCATAGCGAAACGATTGAGGTCGTCGATAGTCGGGTAGGTTTTTAGAATTTCGACTGAGGCTTGGAATCCCGCCAGAAGACTTCTACCAGAGAAGTAATAGTCTCCGTTTTTCTTCTGGTTGCGCATTTGCTCTTTGGTAACGCATCGCACGCCGTCTGCAACACAGTTCCAAATTTCTTGGTATGCCGGTGAGTGATTGGGTGCGAAAGTTTCGCGGGTACCAAATGTCGAAATAAACTCGCTGTTGTTAAGCATTGCTGCACCGCGTCTGTGAGTACGGACGACTTTACATGAGCCTTCGAATCTACCGTTATTGACCTCAGTAATACGCTTACAGTCAATGATTGCGTCTGAAGAGTTTCTACCCTCAAAGTTATAGATGTGGGCTGTGTAAATTTCTGTTGGTGTACCCCAACTACCTGCTCCCCAGTACGGAGCGTTAATGACAAATATGTCACTGTTACCAAACTGAGCGTTGTAGTTACCTCTATTCGATTCAAGTAACAAGTCAGCAGTTACGTTACCAATCTGCTGGATTTTGGTGTAAGGATTGCGGTACTCTGAAACCATCGCGGTTTGCCAAGTATCGTACTGCCCTGTGTATCCCCCAACAAAATCCATACCGTCAATTTCAACCGACTCACATCCACGTAGGTTTACACCGTTTCTTCGGTTCTGTACCCATACGTTCTCAAATAAGTAGTGACGATCTGAATTACTACTGCGGTATCCATCCGCAGAGTTCTGTGCCAACTCTTGGTTTTGAATATGAACGTCCGCTGTGTATCTATTTTTTAATCTATCGATTGGCGGCAGTTTCCACGAAAGATTCACGGTGGCCCCTGAGACTTCGCCTGTGAGTGTAGGAACTGCAGGGGTTTCCGTTCTAAGCAATTTACGAACGTAAATATTTTCAAGAAGACCTTTATAGCCACTAGCCGTTATTTCAATCTGTGTGGCATTTGCCGGTGCACGGATTAACCAAACCTCGCTACCTTCTAAGCTATGGCTATATTGGCCTAAAACACTGCCCAGCTTGGGCTTAACCCAACCACTTTGCTTTTCCCTTAGCTTTAAGTAGATTTGGTATATCTCACCTTCTTCAAAATTATATGAAGCTGTTAGAGAGTTACTGGTACCTAGCGTGCTATAAGTATTACCATTCCTAGACCACCCAGAGCCCGAAAAACTATTAGGCTGAACAACCTTAGGCCCCACCTCCGGTGAAGGATTGATAATAAACTTGTGCATATAAATGATGCTTTCGGTGGAATACCTAAAGTAATCAATTGCTGTTTCCCCAGGGTCTAAATGAAGCCAAGCCTCGGCAGGCATATAGCGAAGTGAACCTTCTTCGGTTGCCAAAATCCTTGCCCCACTTGGCAGGGTTACTACACTCTGGAAGGGTCTTTCAGTACCTTGTATTGATATTGCATCATTGAGATTCGGGATGTGCATGTATGGTAGGTTTAGTGTCTTATTGGCATAAACCTCTAAGGTGTCTATCGTTACCTCAGCTTTTTCCCCACGCCAAGATTCCCCTTCTAGAAGCTCTAAGGTTTCGTTATATAGAACTCCATTCATCATTACGTTGTTCAAGACAATCGTGCATGGGCCTTGAGCCGAGGCAAAAGGTAACGGCGCGTGAGCTCGGTAATCTCCCCCATTAATCGTTAGCGTGGCATTAGGGCCAACGACGACTACACCTAAACCGCTCGTTTCCTCCAAATTACAACCACAGTTGTTTAGCTCCCCGCCTTTGTGAAGATAATAAGCAAAACTATCCCCCGCTTTCTGACGCGTCCACGAGACCATACAATTTCTAGCACTGGATTCTTCTTCAAATTCAATACCCGCGCCATCGTATTCGGAAGTCAAATTCCTAACGTCTACAGGGCAATCGAACCTAAACCCGTTGCCGCTGAAGCCCATCGTTTTCACATATCTTACGAGAGCCTTTGACCCAGACTCTAAAACCAGTCCATGTAGTAAGGTCTCGTTCTGGCTGAAGTAGTGGTTTTCGTTTTTTATTTTTCCACCAATCACCTCAATCCCTGTATGGCCGGAACGAATAGCTACCCCACAATCCCCAAAACCAGAGACATTGAAGTCCTGAATACTTACATTTGATGAACCGATAGGGATATCTAAAGCTTTAAAAGGGGTCTCGATAAAGGTCAAATCCCTCAATATCCAGTCGGTCATAGAAAAGCCATTGGTGGCAATTAACCCAGCATTTTTAAGTACCGCGCCGTGAATCTCGCTACCTTTATTATCTTTTTCAAGGGTGATGAAAGGATCAGAGTCCTTTAGTTTTATCCCAAAGAAACGATGATAATTACCACCTAGGACAATTAACTCCCCACTCACGAACTGAATCCATGGGCTATGAGAATTGAGGTTGGTATCTATTTCTCTCTCGCCAACCTGTAACCCAAAGTAGAATGATAAGGGGTTACCATTCTGGCCTTTGGTTAGGTTAAGGTTCCAGGGGAGAGTTCTTGGCGTCCAGTTACGTACCTGTTCAGCTTTAGCGCCAATATAAAAATTATCCCCAGGGTCTACACGATAGTCTGGGTCGTTGTAGTCGCTGGTTGAATAGATACGTTTATAAATTTCCTCTAGGTCTTGAGCAGGGTTACAGTTATCCCATTCTTCACCATCGGTCCATTCTGCAGCTTTGTTTAAGTTAACGTCGAACAATCTATTCATAATGGGGTATTCTCATTTTAATGGACTCTACGGTCAGAGCTGCGGTAACTTCTGAACCGGCTCTTTTAAAGTAAATTCTTTCATCGGTTATAAATCTTGCAGGTCCAGGGTAATAAACCTTGTTCGGGTCACTGTTGGAGACTGTTAGTGCGAGGGTGCCACTGACGTAAGATACGTCTAAGATAAGTTCAAATTGGAATTCATCGAATGCGTCTCCGAAGAAACGTAAAGCGTCAGTTCCACTCGTAGCACCCGTTACCGTAAACACGCGAGGGTTATTCGGGTCTTGAGCCCAGCTTGCGCCCATAGCATTCGGTGTAGTTGGCATCATATCTTCGCTATACCAAAAGCCATCCGCTCGACGGTGAAATTGTTTAAAGGGGCTTTTGAGCGTACCGAACGCGGTATCAAAGCTAGCATTTAATGAGCTGCAGTCAGACATATCTGTGTCGAAGGTTTGCCACCCTGTCTCGAGCTGAACATAGTCAATGATCCCCTCGAAATACTGGCTCCCAAACTCACCGATTTTATAAAGCTCAGTAACGGTAGTTTCATATACATGCCATTGATGGTTCGCCAAAGTCGGGTTATTTGGTAAGCCTAAGCCACCAACCCCCATCGGATATACACGCATCTTTATAGTGCCAGTGTAGGAACTGTTATTTTTAAATCGAAGAATTAGTCCCCTGTAAAATACCGCGAACCTTCGACTTTCTAGATTAGTTGGTACCGTGAACCAACGGTCTGTAAAAGCCACATGGAATAAACCTCGCACATTATCAAACAGCATAAGCCGTTTATCGTTGGGGGATTCGGTTGGCAACTCTTCTGTAGGTTTATATGTTGGGTAATCAATCAATCGATGAGATAGATTTTCTTCTTTCTCAACCGGAGCGCTCTGGGCCACTTGCGTGTATAAATAATTAAGCGCTGCCTCCACCGCGGGTTGCAAATCCCCCGCAGGATTATTTATAGCCTCAATTAATGCGTCGTAAGCAGCTCTGTTAGCTTCAACGGCACTTAAATAAACGTCGGCGTCCCCTAACGGGATTATCTTTGCGGTTTTTTCTACAACGTTAGCGTTTGGCCAAGGCGCTGTAAGTGTTAGCGTTCTATCCTGAGTGTTAGAGCTCTCCACCGTAACGGGTATGGAATATCCTTCTATAAATAACTGACTATTTGTTTTAATCGCAAAGTTTGAAACGTTGTCATTAATTTGAACAACGTTTTCATTCGTATTTATAGAGACGGAGGTAAAATTTCGGAGATAGTTCATTAGGCGGGTCTCTCTTCTACACTAACGAGACTCAAACGCTGTAAGTCTATAAATTGTTGTAGTAATGCACGCTGCTGGTTTGTCACTCGTAGCCTATAAGTGAATGTTGCAAGGGAGGTGCTAGTATCTGTGAAGGTAAATGAGCCCCCAGAAACTTCAGCCATGGTACAGGTTGTAACGCCGTGTTCAGGATCATCAAACTCGCGGTATGTGACTGTCCCTGTCAAGACTTGGCGTTGAAGCTCTGACCACCCCCCACCCCCTAAACTACGCTCTAAAATGATCGTTGCTTCAGGAACAAACCCTTGATTAGTTGGGCACGCTTCGTCCCATGAGTAAGTCCCGCGCCAGTTTAAGCTACAGCTCACCAATTTAGGGTTACCATTAGTAGTAAATGGACCGACTTCAACCGAAGGGTTGAGAGACAATAAGGTACTATCCCCCCCATTTATCAACTGGCCGGTAGTCACAGAACCACCGAAATATTCGTTACCGTTAAGGTCTCGCCAGCCTAGGGATGCGTTCTGTTTTGTAAGGGCACTGTAATTAGGGTCAGAACCGTTGAGAATTGGGGTACCTTTCCATATCCAAAGATTATCTGGACCAAAGCCATTAGGGTCTTCAATCTCCATAACATTTGGTGTAACCGTAATTTTTCGGGTTGAAACTAACGTTCCTCTAACCTCAACATCCGCAGTCATTACGAGCTTCTGAGAAGCAGAGTCGTAGGTAAAAAAGTCTTTTCCGGCTTTATTGGCGAACGTTAGGTTATCCATATAAAGCTTAATCGCGCTGACCCCGCTGCCCCCTGTAATCTCTAAACCTGTAAACGTTTGTTCTTCATCAACTACACCGAGGGTAAAGGTTGCTTCTAGGTTACCCATAGCGTTTTCTAACGCTTGCATGTAGCTGACTACCGAGACGGAATCACCATCTAGATTTTTGATTTTTAGCTCAGTGAAAGCACGGGCCAATGGTGCACCCATGACCCAATTACCTTCATCATCTTCATAGCCAATCTGGACGATATTATTTTCGACAATTTGGGTCTGAACGGTTTTATCTCCGACCTTACCCCTTAGCGCCATAATATCGAGGGAGTTAATCTTATTGGCATCGTCAAGACTTGACTGAGTTAGGATTAGGTTCTCATAGGTATCACCTAACGCTGTGGTTCTCTCATCCCAGATAGTCATATCCGCAAGCATCTGTGTGATGCTGTCGCTTAGGGATTTACCCCAATCTGGGCCCTCGTAGTTAAGCACCTCATTTACAACACTCCCAAGGTCTACTTGGAAGGCTTCTGTTGCCGTAATCTCTTTACGTACCCATGCGCCAAAACCTTCTTTAGAGGCTAAGCGGTACCAAATATGGAAGACTTGACCTTCTGCAGAGGAATAAAGAGTGATCGTACTTCCGTTCGAGTAGTCCGTCGCTTCCGTGATCACATTCTCGCTATGGTATTTGAACTCATAGTAACTAGAAGTCTTATCAACTTTCGGAGGCGTAAGCGTGATAATGCCGCCTTCGTTAGTGATAGTAGGTTCTTCTGGTGGGGTTGGTGGTGCGGTAACCGTGAACGTTATCGTCTTAGGCTTGCCGTAGCTAAGTGTATTAGTAAAACCCTTAACTTTTACGACATAACCTTCGGCTGCTCGTAAGAACCCGAATACTTGGCTACTGTCATATATCTTGTAACTAGAAATCTCGCTCTGGCCATCCGGCTTATAAAGCGTGATTTCATACCCATAGTTGTTATCATCCCACGTTACCAAATGCGGGTCTTCATCAGAGAAAACGTATTGATAGCTTAAGTTCGTTATCTCTTGCGCGGGGTTACTTACTTGGAATGCTAGAGGGCTTTGGAATAGGTCGGGGTAAAAGCCTCCGACAAGATCCACAACGCGTGCTGTAATATATAAATCAGAAGGCAGTTCCTTACCTTCAACAGCAACCTCGAACTCGCTTTTAGGGATAATTAGCGAAGACTTTGCGGTCTTGGTCAAAAGGTGTACGCGGTTATCTGGGTCCACATCGTCGTATATCTTAAACTGAATACCCAACACACCATTTGTCTCAAGTAAGTTAACGCGGTTAACTTCTGTAGAGCCAAAGTCAAACATTACTTTACTATCAATAGTTAGGGCATAGTTCTCATAGCGAATAGTGATTTCTGGGGTGATACCCGCGTCTCTCAAATCTTCAGCGGATACCATAGTTGTAGACCATTGCAGAACGGTCCATGGACTAGCGTTGTCCCCTTGGGCACTACGTACCTCAATTTGGATATCGCCTAATTTTACGTTCTGAATCTCGAAATAAAGGTTGTTGGTTTTCGTGGTGTACTCTCGGCCATTAACCGATTGTTCTGTAATACGAACTTCAAAATAACCCCCTGGCGGTAAAGGGGCCTCTAGCTCCCAACCAATCCAAAGGTTTATCTGCTCTACTCCACGAACCTGAATATGCTCTTCATCCAAAACGCGAAGGTTCTTAACCTTGCGAACTTGTGGTCTCAGAAGAAACGAGTATTTAGGAGCTTCAGAAATAATTAGGTTGTCAGCGTCACCATGCTTGTTTAGGTTTACTTCCTGACAAAAGAAATCGTAGAGCTCGGGTACGCTGTCGTTTTCAGTAACACTTATGATGCGCCAAGGCTTAGGTAGACCTATAAGCTGACCATTCTTAGATGCCGAAACAACAACCGGTGCATACTTATTAAAAAGTGTAAGCTCTGGCATTGGCTGTTTTAGTTTTAGCCGGTAAATAGGTCGGCCAACATCCGAAGACAGCACATCGATAGTGAAGTCAAAATTCTCGTACTTACCCATAACTTTTACGTTATAGGTGCCGCCTTCATCAAAATACACAGGGTCTCGAAGTGTGACAGCCTTGCTCTCTAACTTCACAGCCCTACCAGAATAGGCATGGCCTGTTTCAGGATCTACGATGTTAATAATATCCATCGGTTCAAACTCCATCCCCAGTTGAGGGGCAGAGAACGAAACCGTTCTAACTTCAGTCGTTACGGATGATATGTAAAACGTCATTCGTCGTTTCACTTCCCACACATCAGTCGCGCCTTTAGCATCAAACTCATGTGTGTTTAGCCCGTATTTTAGAATGGAGTCTTCATCACGTATCTCAGCAACGTACTGTTGTTGGTAGTCCAAAGATGCGTCGATATAACTGGAAGTCACCGCATTGTGACGCTCAGATAAGGCAGAGAAATTATAAGAAAACGGGGAGCCATCGGTCTCGGCCACGCACATTTCAGGAGTAACCCACGCAACAGGAAGATCCGGCAAATCCGCGATAAACTTTATTTCGCCCGAGTCTTCTTCAATAGGCCTAGCGAAAGCACTACCTAAAACATAACGAAGAACGTCCCAACCATTTTGAGGCTCAGTTAATACGGCATTGAAGGCGTAGCGCGGGGCTTTCTCCTGACCTGTAATCGGATTAGTTAAGTTCTTTTCGTTGGTTTGAAGGTCATAACCGTCCGCATATTTCGCCATTCGATAGACGTTATAGCGATTTATCTTTACCCGTGGATTGGCTTTGACAATACCCCACACTGGATTAGTAACCAGCTCGTGTGCAATCCAAAAAGGATTATCCGTAGTAGACTTTTCAGCTTTAAATTGCCCATCCCATGCTGAGCTTTCTTCATAGGTTTTAGTCTTTGGGTCATAGTTCGAAGGAACTGAACACTTAATACCATCGTAATTCGCGCTTACGTTAGGGATACTGGTGAGCTGCTGGCCGAGAACACCCACAACGTGCATCATCGCAAGTCCAGGGTGGTACTCTAAATCGGGGTCGCTATATTCAACCCCATTGTCGGTGTAGGCATCCCCAGATTTGGTAAGTAGTTCATAACTGGTCCAAGATATCGCCGCTACTTCTTCCTCATTAGAATCTTCAGTAAGACGAGTAACTTTAATTTCAAACTGGTCTTCAGGCTTGGTTCTGGCCATCCGTATATTGTGAACTTTCACAAAAGGACTAACCGTGGTTTTACCTGAAATGGTCATAGTTTTTGTATTCCAGTTATCATCCAATAGGTTCTTGTATTGGATTCTGAAATTCGCACTATGCCTTTTAGAGCCATCATCCGTATATTTGACTAACTGAGACACGGTGAACCGCAATTCAATTTCGTCAAATCCCGCTACAGTGGGTACAGTAACTCTAGTTATTGGAGCCTGATATGCTAGGTTTGCCGACACTTGCTGAATGACGTTCTGGCCACCCAGACCAAACCAAATAGGGGTCTGCCCTTCTTCGGGGTCGTCCTTAGCTGAAATTAAGGTACCTTGCTCGAAACGCAGCATTAAGCTGGCGTTATCAAAGTTTGTTTGATTGAGGCTGTTAAAGACTGGGGTGTCGTCGATAAAGATATTGCGAAGCTTTTCTTCGGGGGTATCTCCCACAACGCCGCCTATCGGCCCTTCGGATATCCCAAGGACAAACTCAAATGCGTCTGTAGAAAATAGGTTGTCCGCGTCATTCGAGGGTCCACTACCCCCTCCGCGGCCCTTGAACGTGTTATGCGTCACGGAAGCCCCAATATCGTCAATTTAGCCAGATTTTAAAAAACTTGTGTTGCTCTTATACCATCAGTCTCGCGCCCTCGGGGGGTCGAAGTAGTTTGGCCTACTTCTTGAGACTCACTATTGAAGTATAGAGTAGACCAAGAATCTCGTCTGTTGTCACTAACTTCATCCCAAACAACGTTAGTAAAATTTCGAATATCTGCTGACGACCTACCAACACTTTCAATATTGAACTGAAATAGATGGCCACCGAATCTATGGCGCCCAAAAATCATCGCCACGGGGGTACCTGAACGTATGGTGTTGGGGTATGAGGTAGCGGTATTACTCGTTTCATCCGAAGTATTATTCTCTGGTGTGGGCATCAGCTCTTGGGCTAACCCGCCTACAATAAGCGCTAAACCTAAGTTAGCCACGAGAAGGTTTATGCTTACCATACCCGCCGAACCTAAGGCCGCGAACCCTGCGGCTACCGGCGGTGCTAATATCGCCACGGTGATCAAGATTATACCAACAACTATTTTTACCCAGCCGTTGTTACCACCACTACCCTGAAAGCCCTTAAGTGTCTTAAGTGTTTGCTTGCGGCGTAACGTCATAACCCCATCCATAACCGGCTCGTCTAAGTCCAAGGTGGAATTAAGCCCTTCGACTTCACAGACATATCTAACTTTAGCCTTGCGAGGGTTAAAAGCCTCTTGTAGCTTCAGTGCTTCAAGGGCCTCTCTATAATTTGCCGCAACGGTCTTAATAACTTTAGGGATAGCATTGCTAAACCCAACCAACTTAATCGTCACCATGGGGTACTACCTCTTCTAAAATTACACATTCGGATTTCACGGAGAATTTTACCGATTTGTATTTAGACACTATCCAATGATCCCACTCCGGTAGAGACAGGAATGTATAATAATCAGATAAACTTAGATTGGAGAAATCATCCGTATGAGAATGCCAAGACGCTACGGCATTGGCATAATACTTTTCAAAGTCTGCCTCGGAGACCTCAAATTCATTCTTAGGGTCCTCGGCAATATTATCTACCTCAACAATTTCACCGGACTTAAGAATAAAGCCACAGCGCTCAGCCGTGTCATTCCACAAATTACTCAACTTTTTCACTATTCGCACTCCGTAATTTTGCACGTAGGTGAATGGGTAAACCTTTATGCAGATTGTGAAGGGCTACAGCATCCGTCGTTTTCTCAATTTCTGGGTGTCTTACAACACGAACCACACGGAAACGCCATTTATCGTCATAGTCAACGATTTCGCTTACGCGGCCTTGTAAGTGGTGAAGTATTTTCTGTCGGCCAACATAAATTGCTACGTGGTTTACGACTTCACTTCCAACAATTCGCATCATCAATACATCGCCGAACCTAACTTTGTGAGGGCAATTATTGGTATCTTCAAAACCTTCACGCTGGAATAGGTTGGTAAAGAAATCTAAATTAGGGTCGAGAATCCAGTTGTTAGGTCTAGCGTAATTAGTAAGGTCCATCTGGTAACGGACCTTGTAGAAATCGCGAACCAAGGTATAACAATCCTGAATGCCTTGTTCATACACATGGCCGCAAAAGGTATTTAATTCTTTGATCATACGATTACCGTTCTAAACTCTGGCTGCACATATCTGCGGGGTGGGAATTTTGTTTTGTTACCGTCAGAAAGCCTTCGCAACTGAAGAGTTAGGATAGAGGCACTGATATTACTGGCATGTGAAACATAAAATACGTGTTTGGAAGTGAGGGTTCCCCCCTTCTCATGCGGGAGAGCTTTATAACGGGTTACCACGGAGTCCTCTAAAAGACCTTGGTTCAAGTAGTAACTATAAAGCCCCCCTTCATTGGGGAGGGATAAACTAGGACGATTTTTCTCACCGCTGGATTTGTTTCCAACCCCAGTCACTTTAAAAGGAGAATGCACCCATGTGGTACCTTTCCACTCACGGGTTTCTCTATCCGTAAGACGAATGATAACCGGCTGACCATCAGGGTCTTCGATAATGAGTTCTAGATAGGTGGTTAAGTCTTCAGGGGTCAGCGAATGCCGTTGAGACTGAATTTCTTGTGAAAGTTCTTTCATCGTCAATTTCCCTCAATTTTCGCTTAGTATACCGAAAAGAGGAATAGATTGAATATTTTTCAAACGCCCAAAAACAGAACACCCCAGCAAGGCTGAGGCGTTGATTTGGAAATTGACGATAATTAGGAGCCACTTGGACTACTAACCGAGGTCAATATTACGGACACACAATTTTATTGTCAATAATATTGTTTAAATTAATTAATAAATATTTTATTAATTAAAGTGCTACCTCACGCAACACTACCGTAAAGGGTTCTATCGCCCCGTCTCCGCCAGTAATCCCTTCTGGTAACTCTAGCGCTTGGTCAAATCGAACAACAACATTACCAAACTTATGATGTTGGAAAAGGAATTCTTTCCATGTTTCGTGACGTTGGTAAAACTCATCCAAATGATCTGCACTATAACGTCTTTCCTTTGGCCCTAGAAGCTGGGGATTTTCAAAATATTTCATTACTGAATATTTAAGTGTGAATATCCGACTAACGGGCGCTGTAGGTTTAGTTACATAATCCCATTGATTACCTAATGAGAGTTTAGTTGACCGGTCCCTATAGCGGTGAGAGACCTTATGGTAAATAAAATTAAATTGTTCCAACGACATTACTTAGTCCTCATTGCTACAGATGCGATTAGTGAAGCAAGTTCACCGTCTCGGGCGATATCGTCTCCAATTACTGCTTTTACGTCATTTGGCCCCATCGGAGGTAACTGTTTCTCGCTTACTACATAAACGTTTACGGTTCCTGAATCTTTACTGTTTGTTGTAGACATAGACTGGGCTGCGCTACTTGTCATCATTTCTTTATCTGAAACGCTGCTGGGGTCGGCAGAATTTAAAGCCTTAACTGTCTCTAAACCCAGGGCATCTACCGCAGCTTTACGTAATACAAATTCCCCTCTGCTTACTTTGGCGTAGGTTGAATCTCGAGTAGACATTCCACTGGTAATTAATCCCCCAGTCTTATAGCTACCGGCTATTACTGGGCCGCCGGTAAACATCGCTCCGGCTCCACCGAATAAACTACCTAAACCTCCGCCGCCACCCATTAGGCCTAGACCAGAGAATATTGACGAGATCATTTGGTTGGCGAGAGCGCGGGTCGCGATATTGGCCATTTCCGTCAGTACAGTCGCACCTAAGGCTCTAAAGGCGTCCTCTCCCTCCGCCGCACCCGTTATAATATCCGCGAACGTTGCACCAAACGCATCCCCTAAACCTTTGGCCGCGTCCGTAGCTTCTAAGGTCATTTGGGTCAAGACGTCAAAGTTTTCGTAACTATTATTGACTTCATCAACGATATAAGAGCCAGCGTTTGCGAACTGAGAAGCTACACCTTTGCCTCCCTGCCCACCGTAGGTTTCATCAACACCTTGCTCCCCTAGAGGTGAATATTTAGTGCCATAAATCGCGGCTTGGGTTCTACGGAATTGGTCGCTTTCATAAATACTCTGATTTATCTTGCGTATCGTGTCTCCCATCTGGTCTCTAAATTCACGTAGGCCTCTATCCGCTTCCTTAGAGGCTTGTGACAGGTCTTCGAGATTAGCGTCCAACCCAATATTTTGTGTCTCAAGATCTTCAACTGACTTCCTTGTTTTAGCTTTTGAGCGGCCATCCGTTAGCGCGGGGTTATCAATAATGGTTTCTTGCAGATAATTAGCAAACTCAGTTAAGGCTTCTTTCGCTTGTCGAACGGCTTGTTCTTCTAAAGCGATAGCCTCTTTCTCAAGTTGTACTGCTTGGCTCTCAATATCATTAGCAATACCCGCAGCACGCTCTCGGGTTTCGTCGGTGTAACCTTCGTTGTTTGAGATATCAATATAGCGCTGGGCCTCATAGCGGGTATCTTCCGCTTGGGTTCGAAGTTTTTCAGCTTCTTGTCGTGCTTTGGCCAAGGCATTGTTTATCTCACCGCGCTCGGTTCCGATAACATCCGTTAAGAGGCGCGATAACTCATCATCATCCCCAAGCAATTTAAAATCGCGGACGTCTAGGTCTTGTTGTTGACCAATGGAACGTTCTAAACGACTACGGGCAAAAGTCTTGGCTTGTATCGTATCGAATTCTTGGTTGCCCAAGGTAACCCGAGCATTGAGCTCTCTGTCTCGCTGGGCAACAGAAACAGGAGAGTTACCATCAATGGCCGCGAAAAGCGTATCTTGCTCATTGGCCACACGTTCTCGCTCGAGATTAAGCTCTTTGAGCTTAGTTTTTATTTCATCTGAAGTTTCTCGGTCTGTAACTTGGCGAAGTTGATCACGCAGTACATCCAGCTCTTTATCTAACTCAGCCAGTCGTGCGGGGTAATATAAATTAGCATCCGGCCTTGCATCTTTCGCAGCCGATTGTAGAGAGCGCTCAAGCTTACCTCTCGCTTCCCCTGCAGCTTGGTAATAACCTTGCTCTTGAAGCACAAGTCTAGGGTTAGAAACCCCTTGCGCTTCCAATTCCGCAATGGCCTCTTTCTCATCTTCGAGCAAGGCTTTTATCTGATCACGAACCAGTGTGTTTATGTCCTTGAATGTGCCTAAGTAGTCACTGGTCTCGTAGTCTTTGTTTTTCTCTGTTAACGCATTGATTTCCTCGCTGGTCTCAGCGATATCATTCAACAGTTCGCGACGGTTTTTAATTACCACTTGGGCAATCTTTCGCTCTTCCTCTTTGATACTCGGGTCTAACGAATCGTATTGTTTCTGGTTGTTCTCCACTTCCAGTAACGTGTTCGCTCGGTTAAGCATTTCTTGAGCAAGGTTGTTTATATACTCTTCGGCTTTATCCCGTGCATCACCCGATAAGCCAAATTGCGCCATGAGAGAATCTAGTTCTTGCGGGGATTGGTTTAGGATATTGAATAACTGGCTTTGCAATGCTTGTGTTTGCGTGCGTGCCTCTTGTGCACGACCATAAGCACCGGCCTCTTGGGGGTTAATGTTGCGGATAAGCTCGTTGATACTCGCAAGATCATCCCCGAAATTCGGCAGCGCGGTATCTATCAGACTTCTATAAACATTTCCTCGGCTGGCAAAGCGGCCTCGTTGGGTCGCGGTTTTACCGCTACCAACGCTAACATCCGTTCCCTTCTCTTGGGCTAATAGTCTGCGCTCAGATGAATCGAAAAAGCCGATTGAAAACAGCTCATTTAATTTAGCCTCAGAGTTATCAACAAAGTTATTTCGGTTTTGGGTTTGAAGGTACCCCACCCCATCACGAGTAGCGTCCTCAAACTCCTTCATCTTGGTAATAAGCTTGTCGTAGCTGTCTATCGAATCATCGATGTACAACCCTTGCTGACGAAACTCATCGTTAAGACGACGTATCTCGCGCTGAAGGGACTCGTTATTTGTAAGGTCATTTTGCTTTAAGATAAGCGTATCGATAGCCGACCCAACTTTCTTAAGCTGGTCTTCATAAACCTTAGTTTCAGAGGTACCACGGTTTAAGGCCGCTTGCGTACTATCAACACGATCATTAGCTCGGGCTCGGCCATCGAGGTACTGGTACCCATAAACCCCTGCGGTACCTACGGCAGTAGCAAGCCCAACCCCAGGTATTGCACGAGCGGCGAACCCCGCAGCCGTACCTAATCCTCTACCAGTGGCAACCTTAGCAAGCCTAGAGATTGTGCTACCTTTACCTTTTCCTCCGGTTAGCATATCGACGCCGCCAAGTAACCCCGCTCCCAGACGAAGAACGCTTCTTGTGGCCAGTACGCCCCCTAGTATGGAAGCTGGTACTGCTAAAGCGCTTAAAATTGGCCCGAGGTCTCTTACCACTGAAAGAAAGTCAGCGGTCTTTTCAGTAAGCTTGGTAATAGTGTCTAGTAGTGGCTCCATTGACTCATATACAATCGATTTACTGATAGAGCCTAAACGGTCTAGCTGGTTAGCTAAGGCTTCCATCTGCGTGTCGTTCGCACGGGCCGCAGAACCCCCAATACGCATTTGTTCGCTTAAGTCTTCCGCTACGCTAATGTTGTTTGCAAACGCTCCGTATGCGGATGCTGCACGTACTTCCATACTTTCCATAGCATCACGGACAGTAAAGCCACTCTCGGCCAGTGTTTTCATTACCGGTATTAAACCGTGAGTCGTAATATCTAGGTCAGACATTGAGAGCCCGAGGTTGTGTACAATCTCGGTAAAAGACTCTGACGGTTTCTGCAGGGATATAATAATTTGTCGAAGGCCGGTACCAAGTGTCGAACCCGCTCGGATACCCGAGTTAGCCATTGCGCCAAGTGCGGAGACCGTTTCTTCAAAAGTCACATTCGACTGGGCCGCTAAGTTACCCGAGTACTGAAGACCTAAGGCGAGTTTATCTAGGTTCAATTTGGAGCTGTTCACAGCCGTAGTCATTTTGTCTACGATGTTGGTCATCTGCGAACTGTCTTTATTAAATACCCCTAATGTTGATGTGGCTAGGTCAACGGCACTTTTTAAGTCCGAACCTACCGCTGTAGCAAAGAGCGTAACGCCCTCTATCGCATTTTGGATATCATTTTGACCTAAGCCAGCCTGACCAAGCGTTATGGCCGCATCCGCTACGTCCGTGGCTGTAAACTTAGTTTTCTCCGAAACATCAATAAGGTTTTTAGATAGCTCTTCCATTTCCTCATTGGTGAGGTTCACAATGGATTGTAGTTGTTTGAACTGTCTATCTAACTCTGTTGAGAAAGTCGCGGACGTTGCAAGGCCACCAACACCGGCGCCCATCACAGCGTAGTTACGAAGTAATTGCCCTTGGTTTCTGAATAGCTGGGCTCCGCCATCTAAGCGCTGATTGGTTTGAGATTGTCTAATCTGTTCAATACGACGAGCTACACGCTGTTGTTCGGTCACTTGTGTCGAAGGTCGCTGGGCTTTCTGTGCGGCTTTTTCAGCGCGTTTGGCCTCGGCCGCAGCATCAGCGAATTCTTTTAAACGTGCTTTGGCAAGCTTGGTTGATTCTTCAAGCTCTCTTAGCGCTTTACCCGCGTTATTCTCTAGCGTTTTATTTCTCGTCTCCGGCGCCAGACTGGACTTCAACGCTTTACGGGCAGCATTCTCGTAAACTTTATTCCGAGCAATAGCGTCCTCTAGTTGAGTTCTGTTCAACGTAGAGATTTGAGACGCTTTAACCTTTTGCCCTTTAGCTACGGTAGGGTTTAATCGAAACTCATCATCATTGTAGGATTTAAGGGTTCGTCTTACGGTTCTAGCTTGGGTGTCTTGTGCTACTTCTGCTTTTTTAGAAGCCTCGGTAAACTTCTTTAGTCGTGCTTCTGCAGCGACTAAACCCGATTCAAGTTTCTTAAGTGCACTTTGAGCTTTCTTCTCAAGGCTAACATCCCCCAGACGAATAGCATCGTTAAGCGCACTTTGGGCTCCACTACGTAAAAGCTTTTGCCTTTGAATACCTGTGCGCAATTCACTTTCGTTTAACGCGTTTACTCTAGATTTATAGAGCTGGCTACCTTTTGGGACGGTGGGGTTTTTACGAAATTGAAGATCGTAATAATCAGCAAGGTCCTTTGCTTGTTTCTTGGCTTGCGCTTGCGCCTGTTTAGTGAAGCGACCTGTAATTTCCCCAAAGGCTTGATTCAAACCTTTCACTAACTGCTGTTGCTGTTGAGGGTTAAGTCCCTTCCCAAGGGTTAAGGCAATTTGATCTAGTAACGCACGCGCATTCTTTTGGTTCTCACTTAAGATTTTGCGTTGGGTGTTAACTTCATTCTTAGCGTTCTGGGCGAGTTCAGAGCGCCCCTGTGGGGTGTCCTTAATGGCCTTAATGTTGGCTTGAAGTTGTTGACTCGCGGCTTGTGTGACCCGCTCTAGCTTTTCAAACTCGCGAGTTAGTTCCTCGATTACCTTTTTGGATTTAGGATCGACGGTAAAATTAAGTAAGGTATTTCTAATTGTATTGGATGCAGTGCTGCCGGCCATCGTCAATTTCCCCTAATTGTTACCCAAAAACGGCTCTTGCTCGGGCCTCAGCTTCTATTTCATCTTTTGGTACCGTGCTCGTAGTTTTACGTCTGGGCTTGCCTGAACCACTTTCTTTTTTACCGAAGATAGTCCCTGCGGCATTCAATAACGTCACATACTCTTGGGTCATTGTGACAGTCTTTAAGCCAAGTGTTAGCTTGGTTTTAACTTTGATATCTTGGTTACTATGTGACCAAAATATCTTCTGTAGCTGGCTGGGTACCGTTTCGAAAACAAAACACAACTGCTCTTCAAACGACAGTTTTAGGTACCAAGAATTGAAGACTTCTAAGTGGTCTGCTTCTTCTTCATTCGTTGCTTGGCTCTTTGTAGAGCCTTCATAAAAAAAGTCTCAACGTGCTCCGATACCCATTCCAGCAAGTCCAGTATTTGGTCTGGGTCTGCCTTCATTGTATTAATATCGAAATTCTGGGTTATTCGGCCCGTCTCATTTCTTTCAGATAGGAGTTCAGTAATGACACTCGCCCGAACGTCTGGATTTAGTAAGATTTGTTCGAGTTCATCCGCAGTTCTAAAATACCCTGTGATGGTATTGAGTAGCGCAAAACTCATGAAAACTTCTTTATCTTCGTCGTTAACGCTGATAGTAAAGGTTACAGGAGGGTTATCACTCATCGTCAATTTCCTTAAAAAAGGCCTCCGAAGAGGCCTTCTAAACAGTTTTTAGACCCAGGGTTTTTACGACAATGCGCTTTGTACTGAGTCATGAACTAACTTACCAGAGGTACCTTTGAAAGGTGCATAGTAAGTATCGGAAGGTGTAACTTTAAGTGGCGTAAACTCAAACGGTGTATTACCGAAGTTGTCGGTACCAAATGCCATAGTAAGACCTGAAGAAACACGCATCTTAGGAATAAGAAGTGTGATCCACTTACCGTTAGCTAGCTGGCCTTGAACCTTAGCGGCAAAGTCTCGGTCAACATCCGTTGAGCCCACATCAAGTACCGTTACTAGGGATACATATGCGCCAGCCGGAACTTCCCAAGCCATAGTGCTGTCAGGGACTTCTACTTCGATAGTAGCGGTTGCTGCTGTACCATCCGTTAGTCCTGAAGTAGTTTTTACGGTACCTAAAACAATATTTTCTGAAATAGGGTCGCGAACACTAACCCAACTACCTACCTCAATATCCTGTCCTGTACCATCATTGAGAGCTAGAGTAACCGAACCGGCTGAGAAAGAAGCAGAAGTCTTAACTACGTGAGCATCACCTTCAGGAGATACCAACTCCCCACCGTCTAGACCTAACGCGTAAGCAAGGTTCTTTTCGGTGTATTCATACATTTCGAATGTGCCTCGAGTCGTGGCACCGGTTGTTAGTGTGAAAACAACATCGTTAGTTCGGCCTTGGGTAAGGTCAGAACGTTCCTTGGTTGCTTCGATTGTGAAATTCTTAACTAGGCCCACAGAATGTTGTTCTGGGTTTAGTTTGTAGAGGTCTTCTGGGTTACCAATCATTACAGTGGCAGTACCCAACATAAAATCAGTTGTTTTAGCTTCACCAGCCATCGTCAATCTCCAAATTTTAGGTTATTATTGATACCTTGCTGAAGGAGGATGAAACATGGCAAAACTTACACCAATTTCAATCATCACACCCACGAACATTTTTGAGACCGCAGCCAGAGCACCTATTGAGGGTGAATCTGATGCGGACAAGTTGCGCGTCTTATTAGACCACTTTTTACACAATAACTTAAGTCCAATCGATATGCGTGTTGTTCCTAAGTCGGCATCATCAAAAAGCTTTACCTTAAGACTACCCAAAAAAGTTTTGAATCGTCTTGATCAGTACTGCCAACGAACACTATACACCCGTCAACAAGCTTTTCAAATCGCTGTTTGCGCCAGCTTGAAGGACTTAGGACTTACTCATTTTGTCGATTCATCTAAAGCTGAGGCCTGAAAAATTATCGACTGAATAACCCGAGAGTTTTTTCCGTCCTGAACAGGAAGAATTTGGGTCATATTCATACACGTAATATTTCCCCTTCTAGCCCCTGTAGTTTCATCAAAAAGCGTAAAGGCTTTCGTTGGCCTTAAACACTCAAAAATATGATCTACGACTTTTGTTAGTCGCATATTGTTAGTGTCGGATACCGTACTAATCGTTACTGCCGCAGAAAGTGTGTCTAGCGGAATATCGTCCGTGGCCGACTGTACGGCTAAATCCTCAATACCAATAAAGTCCCCTTCCGGTAACTCATCTTCATTGGAAAAGGCATCGAGGTTGAGGCTCTTAAATTCAGTTCCGACAAGCGCACGCAATAGTTTTGCATTATCACTACAGAACCGAAGTAGAGAGGCTTGGATATTTATATACTGGGCCATTTAAAGGACACCCTCTCGTTGTAGGTAAGCGGTTAAAGAATTTTTTCCTGTGCTAGAAAGTAAGGCGCCAAAGTAAGGTAACAAAATAGCGTGCTTGTACTTATGCAAATGACCTATCTTGTTTCGCTCCTTTTGGTCTATTAAGCCTAACGTTTCAAGTATGTCGGCCAGTTCATCAAAGTCCGATTTAGCACCTAAAAAGCTGTTGAGTTTGGATAGGAAGCTCACGTTGATACCGGCACTGGCCAACCCCTCAACTAAGGCACGTTGTACCGATATCTGGCCTCGTCTTCCTTCAACCGATACTCTAGAGTTGGGACCTAATCTTGCACCTGTATTGGTTCTAACCGCACCTTGTCTCAAGTAATGATTTACCGCAGGGATCACGGCATCTTTCCACGCCACATATTCTCGGGTTCTAGGGTTATAAGCTTTACCCGCCCATTTTGAAAACTTGAGCCCAGGCTTTAAAGCTGAGGAACCCGTAGCAACCGGAGACAACGAAAGCCCCCCAAGTCCCGTATAAAGCTTTGCACCAACATCATTATTGCTGCCTAATCGTCTTAGCAACTGAACTAGAGAAGTCTTGCCTTTTTTCTCACTGAGCCCCCTGAACAACATCGGCTCTTGAGTTAAAGGCTTTTTACCTAAGCCTATATTTTTGCGAATTTGCCATCGTGAGGTTATTCGTTTACTCGTTCCCTCATAGCCAAAAGCATTCGGCGCGTAACCAATTACCTCCGCCTCCTTCGACATAGCGCTTATCATTGCAGCTAGCGAAGTGAAAACATTATTCAGAAAAGCAACGGTGGCCGACTCTATTTCACTTCGAACAAAAGCGGTTTCCCCTTCTGTTAAACCTGTAACTAGAGCTTCGAACTGGGCTTGAAAATCAGCGGTAACCGACACGGCCTACACCTCTACGCGGTAAATTCCTGAAACAGGCATAACCTTAGTTACGGTTCGGCCATTTATCTTGGCATCCCTGGGGATTTCAGAACCAAAGTAAAAGACCTCCTGTGAGACCGTAAGACCTTTTACCTCAGCGGGGGTTTCAATTTCCTGTACACAAGAAAGGGTTTCACTTTCAGTACTAAAGCCATTGGTCTCCAACCCAGTTACAGGATGGCGGACGCGAATAGAATAGGTAACATCAACCTCAGCGTTAATAGCCAATCCAAGGAAAACGTTATTTAAGCCGTAAGCATGGTGTTCGGCCAGTAGGAACGCTGTGTGTTCATTCTTACGAATAATGTCCCCTGCTTTAACCCTGAATCGCTTTGGTATATGCACCATGGACCTAACAGGTACCAGACTTCTGAAACTCTCATTCGGCTGCGTAGTACGTGCAACCAAATTAAGATTCCCTGAAGTATATCTGGTGAAGATATTCATGCGTCCTCACCTGTGAATGGGTCGGTTCGGCTCACAAACTCAAGTAGTGGAGGTTGAGGGAATTCAGCCACGGACTCAAACGTTAATTTGTGAGCCCAATACTGAGAGGTAATAGAGTCCTGCACGGCTTTTATATCAATATTTGATAGTCGAGACTTCTTAGTGTCGTCAATTTCATTAGACTTTAGAGTTTTCAGTCCTAACGCAGGGAGGTGGCGCACAGCTTCATGTAGCAAAATTAACTTGTTGATACGAGCGTTTGTATCTTCAAGTAGGCCTTGGCCAAGTTCATTTACCAGCTCATTGAACGAGTAAATAAAATCAATATCACTATCAGGAAGTTCTTCTTCGTATAGCCCGATAAGGCTTCTTAGATTCGAAGGTGTGGATGTAAACATAAAATCCATATGAACCCGAACAATATCCGTATAAATACGTTGGCGATTTTCGCTAGTGAACTTAACCGTCAACTTAAAAAAGCTCAAGATATCACTGCTGCTGACTTTCAGGATATCTTGAGGGATGCTGTAATCAGCATCAAAAGGTACATCCACCGAATGTACCTCAACGCCCTCTTGGTCCTTGAGGGAGACACTTACGGTCCCAAAGTCCGGCAAATAGGTGTAGTCACCTATTTGAAACTCGGTCAGCATTAACATTTCGTTATTTGGGACACTTAACATGGTTGTTCCTTAAGACTTCGCTTTAGTCGTGCGAGTCGTGGTTTTCTTAGGGGCTGGTGCCGGTGCCGGTTCTGGTGAGTTGTCCGTATCACCTTCACCAGTCTCTTTATCAGAGTCTTCCTTATCACCTTCGCCAGTCTCTTTATCAGAGTCTTCCTTATCACCTTCGCCAGAGTCTTCCTTACTCTCTTCAATGCCTTCAAGACTCAGCTTGAAATTTTCCAGTGCGGTTTCCCAGTCACCATCGTGATCGTCAAAGAACTTTTTGAACTCTTCATCCGTGGCGTTATCTGGCAAGTCGTTATCCAGCACCTTTATTTGCTGCTGTGAAACAAACTGGTCCACTTCCGTGCAATGGCCAATTACCGAAGGGCGGAACGCTTCAATAATTCCGAAACGCGTCATTAGCATAAAATTTTTAGTGGTTTTAGCTAAGATCATTTTCATTAGTTGATTCTCCAAGTAGCCCCCTTAATTAAGGGGGTTATTGTTGGTTAGGCCGTGGTATCGAAGATTACGCGAGTATCACCGTAAACTAGGCGATAGCCTGAGTTCTCAGTTTTCACGTAAGTAATCGACTGGTTCTTGATTGCTGTCTCAGACTCAGACAGTACAGAACCGGCTTCGATAAGTTCTTCCAGCGTGTCAGCCTTCGAATAACAAATCAGCTTACCCGTAGGGGCTGAGCTTGAAATATGGAAGTTGACACCGCTTAAGAAGTCCATGGCCAGAGCCACGCGAGGACCACCGTTCTCCTGAAGAATTTCAGAGGTAGACTTACCGTTAGGTTGAGTTGGTAAGAACATTAGGAACAGTTCTAGCCACATATCGTAGTTACCTACGATAGTATCAACCGGTACGCCTTTACGCGCACGTTGCGCCAAGAAGTCCGCTAAGGCAACATAGTTACCTTTAAGGCCTTTAGCCGCATCCCAATCTTTATAATTAGAAGCTGGAACCACTTCTGCAGCTTCGTGAACACCATCACCATTGATCAATAGCGAGGTAGCCATCTTCACTTTGCTGATTTCTTTGTTACGCGCTATACGGGCAGCATATGGGGTAAGAATATCTAAGCTCACACGACGTTCGAATTCGTATGAGGTACGGATACCAGAACCATGTTTGAAGAACTTAACCGACTTATCAGAGCTTTTGATAGTCTGCATCGGAATGTTCGCAAGTTCCGCGATAGGCGAAGTATTTAGCTGGCCTTGGTCGTCAAAAATTGCGGTGGTAATAAGTTCATTACCAGTGATAGTTCGGGTTTGCGCCACCATAGGGGCCGTTGATTCGAACATATCTTGGCGCGTATTCCACTGAAGCATATCATCGATAACTTCTGGGAAAAGTGCGCGAGAGCCTGGGCGTGCACTGAAAGTATCCGCTGCAGCTTGAAGGGTAATGCCTTGCTCAAAAGCGTTTTTGAACGGAAGGTTCAACTCTACGATAGCGGCTTGGTAGCCGGTCATAAAGTTACCGTTATCCAAACGGAAGTTTTTACCAGCCTTTTCATCATTCGACGCACGAACGTCAACTGCTAGGTTTAGGTAATCACGAACGTTAATACCGTATTGTTTTGCTGCTTGTACCAGCTTTACGCCAGCGCGAATAGATTCGTCGCTGTGCTCACTATTAATACCCGCTAAAACCACGTTAAGTGGGGCGCGTTTAATCTGACTAAGATTTGCTGCTTGCATCGTCAATCTCCAAATTTTTATTTGCGGTTTGAATCTTCCGAATTAACGGAAGATTACCGATACCGTTTTGTTGGTGGTATCAACAGCGGTAACAACTACGTTGCGACCCGCCCCAGCTCCGGCAACCTTTACCTTACCATCACCATTTGATACTACATTGCCACCTACGGTTGGCGCTGTACCGGCGTATTCAAAAACCGCACACATATGCCAAGAAACCGCACCCATTTTTACTTTTTCTACATCACGGTCTTCATAAGACTCGAGATAACCTAGAATCTCATCGTCTGCTGATCCGAAACCCACCGTAAAATTACCGGTAATAGAAACAGGCTTACCAATGGCGTCGAAGCCTGTAATAGAGGTATCCAAATAGAATGACGCTGCCGCGGATTCAGTGCGGATACCCTGATGTTGTAAATCGCCAATTTGCATGACTCTTCCCCTTATCGATTAGAAACAAACGCACTGTTATGCGCGGCAGTAAGCACCAGAACGTCGTCAGCTACCGGTGTATCCGCACCTTTGCCAACACCATCCCTTGGGATTGCTGCCAGTTTAATTTGAGCTTGTTTTAACAGCTCAATTTTGTCGTCCGCGCTGGCGTCTTCAGCCAACGTCAAACCCGCCATTTTTGCGGCAAGCTTAACTTGTTCATCGAACACGCCGACAATTTTATTCGCCGTTTCAAGTTGCGCTTGAGCGGCTGAAAGATCAGATTGAAGTTTGGTTTCAGAACCGTTTTCAATCTTCGTATTTAGTTCTTCTACTTGTCCTTTCAGCGCGGCAACTTCCGACTGAGAAGCGGTAAGCGCTGCCTCTGCCGATTCGAGTTTAACTTCTAGCTTGCCGTTAGCTGCGGACAACGTAGAAACTTGGTTTGTTAATGCTGATAAATCCATAGTTTCACCTGTTGTTTCACTTTGAGTGGGGGAGCAAGTCATATAACTGAACTGTACGGCTTCAGGAGAACTTGAAGCGGCAAGCTGGTTATATGCGTCTTTGCCCAGACGTTGCTTGGCAGAGCCAAGTATCTTCGGTTTATTACTCGCGCCTTTGTTCACGAGTGATAATTCTTTCCAAGCACGGAGGTCGGTTAAGCGAAGGTGGGTTCCGTTCTCACCGATTCGATGGCCGTTATCACATTCACGAAACCAGAAACTAATTTCGTTGCCTTCGGCCATGTAGTCGAAACCACATTCAGAACAGTACGCGTGATTGGGAGCTGCCCCGACAGAAACCTCATCTAGAATAGAAAGGTCAATATCTCTGGCGTAAGGGCCTTCAGCATCGACATAGAAAAGAACGTTTAAGTCCGTGTGCCCTTCATCGGCGCTATAAGTATCTGCGGCAAACACCTTACCTACAGGGAGCATCTGGCCATTGTGCATGACCTGAATAGGGACACTTTCTTCTTTGTAATACGCCGCCATCTGTGACAGAAAGCCTTCTGTCATTTGTGCGCCATGGTAGGCTGTGCTTGGTTGATTGATTGGACGAGTAGATGCCGCAACGCTCTCATACGCTGCAATCTGCGAAAAGTCTATTTCATCACCCGCGGCTGCGGTGATAAGCGATTTGATACGCTCAGTGAGGGTTAGCCGTTTAGCCATCGTCAATTTCCATCCAAATTTTCGATTATCTTAGGGCTTTTCAATCGCGTTGCCAAGCCCGATTAAAAATTAACCTTAAGACTGGTTAGCGTTAGACTTCGCACTTTTGTCTGAAGCGCGACTAACGGAACGTCCTTGAGGGTCAGAATTTGGGCTCACTTTTTCTGCGTCTACTTCCATAGCGCCCCCGATAAAACCCGTACCACTTAGCTCGGCTACCGAGTCCGGTCTAATACGACGGTACATGGCAATATGGTAATCATCGTCTGTTATCAACCCGTCACTTAGGTCGGTTCGCAAGCGGTTTGACTTCAAGTTCAATTGGGCCTCTAGCTCAAGCTCAGAACGCAAATCAATATTGGGGAATCTGACAATAACTCGACTCTCAGAGCCTTGCATACGTAGGGCCATCGTAAGCATGCTGCCTAGGATTTCTCCGATAGGCTCATTCAAGCTATCGGCAGCTTTGGCAAACAAGTTCGCTTCAACGGTAGCGGTATTTACACCAGATTCACCCCGACCAAGTACCGTGGCCATCGTCTTTAACCCTGCTTGGTTTTGGGCGTTAAGCGTATCAATCACTTCCTGAATTTTAATACCTGTTGCGGGGTTCTTTTCATTAAGCATTGAAACTTCAGCACTGTCGGTGTGAACCATCGCTTGGTCTGGACGCAGCGAAGCAAACGCGCTTCCAATCTCTTGGCGGCGTTGAGAAATATAGGTTCTTAGTTTTTGTGCGTCGGCCTTAACATCCGCGGGGGCATTTTTCACCAAGACTTCTTCAAGTACCTTGATAGCGATTCGCGGGAACCCTGTAACTTGCATGATTCGATACAGGTCATTAATCACCTGTTGCCTTGCTGCCATGGTATTAATTGCACTAACGAAGGGGCTATGGCCGTAAGCTTCAATAGGTGATTTTCGGTACCAAGCCACGAAGAAAGAAGGGATATCCATTTTAATTGGGTCCCCGCCACCTTGGTCTTGCCATGGCACCATTTTCCCAGGCTCTTTTTCTTGCCATCGAATACTCGCCATATCGATATTGCGAAGCTCGGTTAATTGAAGTTGATCCCCAAATACCGTTTCGCAGCCTATACCACCTCGGGCTAATAGCATGTAACGGAATTCTTCTGACAGTTCTCGCAGAGTCTTAGGTCTTAAATAACCTTTAGAGTAGTCGCGGCGGGTCTCTAATGCTTCAATCAGTTCATTAACTATCTTGGCGCCATCGCGGTCAATCGCCCCATCAGGGTCTTTTACAACGATATAAGGGATAGAGCTCCCCGCCGTAGTCAGATATGCGCCTAATGCCGCAGAAGCATCAGGGTCTGACTTAACAAGCTTCATAATGAGTGTTTGTGAATTATCCGAAACTCGACTTGAATAGATATCTTCTAGGTGTTCCCGATAGTCTGGGAGCGATAGGACTTCTGTGTTGTTCTCTGCGTTATAGGTCGCAGTTTGTGTACTCCCTTTCGGCTTAAACCGATTAGGCACAATTACCTTGAGCTTGCTAAGTATTGTTACGGCCATCGTCAATTTCCCAAATTGTTAGTACCGACGAATTATTTTTGTCGGGTTATTGCTGGAAGAATAACCGATTAAGTCGGTTGTGCCAAAGATATCATTATCTTGTTGGCCTAGAAGGATACCTCCGCCGTGGCCAGCGTTAGAGAAATCGGTATTCACATTCACCCAGCCTTCAAGACCGTCTTTTATAATTTTATAAGAGACCCCTGCGGCGAGGTAGGCCATCGCGTGGAAGAAGTGGTCTTTACCCGAAAGCTTAACCCAAACGGCTTGTTCCTCTTCGACTTCTTCTCTGATCATATCCTGAAGATGAGACTCTATTTTGTCTTGGTTGCTGGTGTAACCTTCAATAGACCACGTTAAGTTTCTTACACCTGTGGCCACATGGTCTAGCATATCGGTACGGTTAACCTTGATATAGTCCACTTCCCCAAGTGCATTCTTCTCTTCAGCGACTTCCTTACTTTTCGTGTAGTGCACTGGCATAATTCGCCCGAGGCTACCGTTACGAATATCATTACTGGTCGGCGTATAAGGGTACCTATCTAAGCCTCCCCCAACAAAGTGATATTGCTCATCTAGCTTATTAACCAGCCCTCGTAATTGGTCTATATGACAGTATGTAGCTAAGATAATACGCATCTTTCTAGGGTCGGTACCACAACCTACAACGATGTAGCACGTTACCCCCATATCGATACCAATGAAGTGTGGTTCACCTTGTCTTGGCTCTGGGATAGCTGGGCTCCCCATGGCTAGTTTTATCTGGCTTAACGAAAGCTTCTGGTCTTCGTTGTTGTAGGGCTCACCCTTAACCGTGTTGTAAAAGCCCTTCAGGTTATCATTCGATTTGTAATCAAATAACTGAGCGAAACAATACTGAGGGTCTAGCCTGTGGGTAGAGAATGTGCGGATACGGTAGCCTCGGTTGAGCACCCGACTTGGGTATTTTGCCACCCATTCACGGTTTTCATAGTCAGCAAGGTTCAGGGGCTTCCGGCATTTTTCACAAACCACGCGTGCTGATTGAATATCGAGCTGGCCAGAGTCGATAAGGTTATCTGAGATATCTTCAAATTTTTCCAAATCATCTGGTAGGCCATCTACCTCTACGAACGCTCGGCTAAATACTGGTATTTGGTAATGGTTGCAGCAACGGCACTTAATCACGTACTCATGCTGGTCACTTCTTCGGTATCCTCTGTCTACGCCTACCCCTTCATAAGTTGGGGTACTGAAACGCTGGTTAACACGGTGATCGGAACCTTGTAGACGAGAGTTAAAGAGTGACAACATTGACGGGTCTGTTAAGTCAATCTCATCGTTAAAAACAAAGTCCGCGTTGATACTCGTGGCGTCGGCCTCTGCAGAGCCGGTAACGTAAAGGAAACTGGTACCAATCCGCATTAGGTCCATAGACTGTTTGGTCTTGTCCCCACTCTCTTGCCTAAAAGCTTTATCAAAATTAATTAACGGTTGGATACGCGCTTTTGAAATACGCTTAAACATCCGCTCATTCGGCATGGTGTAAATCAAAGAGGTGTTAGGGATTCGGCTTAATATCGCCAGCGCTTTACGAATCTGTATTTCGGTAAGACCAACCTGAGAGGGCTTTATACAATCGAGGCTGGGGTGCATATCATCGGCAATCTGTTTTTGGAAGGGATAGCGCTCGAAACTAAAAGGTCGCTTGTTAAGTGAAGTGTTCGCACACATCCAATCCCCATGCGTCATATCTTTCGAATCTTTGTTGTACCGGCCTTCTGCAGTCGAGTACAAATCCATTAAAAACTGATTAGCCACAGCTACCTCAATTATCGTCAATTAGTCTATTTTCCGAATAGATTACGCTTTACTGACTATACAGGCAATCTTGCGGTATGATATTTAACCTATAATAAAGCGGAGATTGACGATGAAAACACCCAAGTTCTATCCTGAATTCACCCCGAACCTTTTCACAACGCTGAATACGTGGAAAAAACTAATTCAAGATGACCCAACCTACCTCGACGATGAAGACTGCCCTTACGAGCCCAACGAGATAGAATTCCTTACTGCGCTTTTTAGCATTCAAACCGACGCTGGCATAACCGTTGCAGACTCAGAACTAGAGGATTTAGATTCTATTCCAGATTTCGAGACGGAAGCGTTGCAACTGTATCGAGATATGAAAACCTTCAAGAACTCGCTCAACCACGGAGACACAAGCGAAATGACCAGTACGTTTCGTACCATGGTGTCACTGATGGAAAAAATCCTCGATGTTCAAGAACGGGCCTCAGGTATAAAACAATTTGGTGTATTCAAAACGTTTATCCTCGATAGCATGGAGCGCTATCTAACACCGCAGCAAAAAACTGAGTTTATCGACGAAATGAAACTCGTACTTAATCAGGAGTAACCGCATGTATAGTTTATTATCGAAAGCCTTATTTGCTGTGGGTGTGCCAACGATTCCGCTGTTTAAAACTTCAAAGCTCCCCGCTATCCCAAGTGACAAAATCCAGCAAGCCACCCAGGAGTTACACCAAAAGAATTGGCAAGCGACACATGCGGATAAGCTTTGTGGCGTGGCTTTAGGTCAGGCCCTCAAAGACGAGAGTGAGTATTGTCTTGTTGCGGTAAGGCTCGATCATAAACAATCCGATTTAAAGCTTTCACTTTCGCATAAGCTTCCTTCAAGCTTTTGGCTCGTCTCTGAATCAAATAGTCACTACATGATTTTTAAAGCACCGGCACCTTCGCCTTGTAGTGAATCATTAAAATCATTCGCGGTTCTTGGCTCTGGCCTCGAGGGACGGTTACTTTCATTCTTGGCGGAAGACGCGTTTGTGGTACTGAGCTCACCGACTCAGGTACCTACCAAAGACGTCATAGATAACCTACCGGTATTCGAACCCCACCACATCATGGACGTCTTACAGGAAATTTTGCCGGATGTTGAGCTTCAGAAAGAGAAATACCAGCATGAAGCAAGGACAAAATTACACACTTTAGGTCAATTAGACGTAACTATGCGTTCTTATCTGACGCATTTTTGCTACGATTTTTTACTAAATTGCGACCAAAACACGTATCTTTTGCCCGTTTTGCAAGAAATTGACGCGCTTTATAACAGTTTTTCGCAAAATTTTGTCGAAATACCACCAAATCATCAAAAAGACGCCTATTTCCAGACCTTCTACTCACTCATCCACCAAGTGCGGATGTACTACAACCTTCGCCTTCCTCCGCACTGGGACGTCAATATTGGCTCTAATCTAAGGGACAGATACGCTATTCCCTTCACCTCAAAGGACGCGCAATACACCTATCAAGGCCTTCAAAAGTACGTTTACGATAAAATGTCAGAGGCTATTGGTAACGAAACCCAAATGTTGAGTGCATGCCAGTCGGCCATGGAAGAAATCGCACGCTCATTCACGGTAACCAAACTTGAAGTAGACCAACTCAAGCGATATATCTCGCGCCAGTCTGGGATGAAGCTAAACATGACGAAGATGGATAGTCAGATAGCAAACCTACGGAAGCAAGCGCGGGGCGTGATAGACCTTCCGGCCATCGTTACTATCGTCACACAGTTTCTCTCGAGTCAAACTGAGCATCGCTATGATTCGGCCATCGACGCCCAGAGATTATGCCGCTGGGTAGGCACGCATTGGGAACCGGTAGAAGATCATGAGATAAGCCATATCATCAACACCTACTTTCCGTCGAACTTCACAGACAAGGGTACGCGTAACACCAATACGATTATTACGGCTATCAAAAACAAACTGGCCCTGCCCCTTCGACGCGTCAATGCTGTCGGTGTGAATTTCAATAACGGGTTCGTGAACTCACAACTTCAGTTGCTACCGCACGACCCCGATATGGGGTTAACATATACGTTGCCATTCACGTTCAACCCACACCAAGTTTACCCGCCAGAAAAGCTCTATAACTTCATCACGGAGATTTGGACCACCGAAGAAGAGAGCGATAACATTCTGGCATTGCAAGAAGCGATGGCCGCAACGTTCTTCAATACCGGCACGCTTTTCCAACGGGCCATCCTACTTCACGGCACGCCAAAATCAGGTAAAAGCCAGATACTCAATATCATTCGCGGTCTGGTACCACCTCAAAAGCGCGTCTCCCTACCACCTAACAAGTGGGGAGATAACGACGCGCTGGCCGCACTCTCAAACAAACTGCTAAACCTGTGTGGCGAACTATCGGAAAACGACGCTATCAATAGCCAGCGCTTCAAGGATATTGTTGACGGGAACGAAGTAACGCTTAAGCGAAACATCAATCAACATAACACCCTGCAGCCGATGGCCACACACTGGTTTGCATCAAACCATCTACCGAAGACTAAAGATTTCTCAGAAGGGTTTACCCGCCGTTGGTTGATACTAAATACCGAAAGACCTATTCCGCCAGAAAAGCGAGAACTGGATATCGGTAATAAAATCGTGGCCGAAGAAAAAGACAAAATTATCTCGTGGGCCTTACGCGCTTACCCGAGACTGGTAAACAATCGCGACTACACACTACCCGACTCACACCATGAGCTCGTGCGCCAGCTCGGGCAGATGAACAACAACGTTCGCTACTTCTTTGAAGCCTCTGGGTATATTGAATTATCTGATGATTCTATGATAGCGGTGCTTAAATCCCTGCCAAAAGATGAACTGATTGAAGAACTAAAGTCACTACCCTCAATATCAGGAAGAGACTTATATACGCTCTATGCCGCATCAGTAAGGGAATTTAAAAACGGCGCGGTAGTTGATGAAGGGGAATTCTATCGCCGGACAAAAGAGCTAAGTACACTTTATCAGTTTCTCCAAGTCGTAGGACGCGATTCAAAAAACCGATTAGTTATTCAGTATTATGGACTTGATATTCAATTAAACGTTCAATAAACAAACAGCCATAACTTTAGTCGAAAAAATTTTAAAAATTTTTTCGACTTTTTTACGTCAATTTACACACATTGACAATGTGTGTAAGTGCTTTCAAGTCACTCACTTTTCCAGCTACAAAAACACAATTTTATTGTGTCTTTTATTTCAGAAATACGACACTAAAAACCGTCCGCATTTAACACTTATGTAACAGAATATCAAGCTTGCCACCGGTTTCATCACTTGACCAACTGTAGAGATTTTTATACTTTAGTTGGCGTTGACAGCAAACAACTTAAATGCTTCAACCGCAGGAGCCCAAGCGCTCCCTACAATTTGGAAATTGACGATAAAGCCTGTTCTAATTTTAGTGCTCGTCCGCCTACCTAGTTTCAAGCTTATCCTACGAACAACGACCTCTGATTACGTTGAACGTCTCAAACCCCGAGTGGCCCAACCCTCGGGGTTTTCTTTTACTACTCGCTTTTTGTTCCTAAGGTTTACTTTTGGGTCTAGGTTCTTGGGTAAAGTTTCTAGTTTCTTGGGTGAAGGGGTTGAGGTTCTTGGGTCTTGGGTCTCGGGTTTAGGGTCGAGGGTAGTATCTATAACCTTCCAAAATTCCAAAAATTTTTCAGGTGGAGTGAGAGGGCCACCCCACTATATCACCCCGTTTTCTTGCATAAAATCCACCCCCCCTTATATAGTGAATGCAACTCGAGGCAAGTAGCGCATTACTTACTTCGAGGGGGGAACATTCCCCCACCAACAAATTAACTTTTAAGGATTGACGATTATGACTACTACCACTTTTAACGCTTCTGTTTTTGCTTCTGCTCTTGTTACTGCTGATAAGAATGATCTACGTGTGCCAGCCGTTAAAATGGCTATTGCGTGCTATGCCGTAGCACACAACATGGAACAAGGTGCAAACATCGCGCTTTGTTGTGACTTGTACGGCGTGCCAGCTAACCAACGTACAAAAGCCAACCGCGACAGCTCACGCCTATACAACCAAGCAAAAGGTTACTGGAAAACATACGTGAAATTCGTAAATGATAACCGTCAATATCTAACCAAGTTTTTCGACTCAATCAAAACGATCGAGTTAAATGGCACCTTTGCGCAAATCGGTGACAAGGTATTAAACGCGGATATTTACGGCGAAAACGGTGCTCCTCAAGGGCGCGTTGAATGGCTTAACTTTTTAGGTGAATACTTGCCTAAAGAAGCGAAAGAAGAAAAGCCAAGCAAAGACGCGAAAAGCACGCCTGTAAAGGGCAAGGATAAAGAAGGCGGCGCGGCAAAGCGTGCTGCTGATGATAATGTATCTAGCGCGGTAATGGCTCTTGTTTCTAAGCTTGAGGATCACACTCAAGCGCTAATCAATAACCAACTTGAAGCGCTAGACGCGGCCGGTTTACCTAAGGCACACCGCGCCAAGGTTAGCAAAGCAATGCTTGCCCTATCGCTTGAGATTCAAAAGGATCTTGAAAAGCAACTTAACAAGTAAGCCCAGCGGGACGGGGGGAACATTCCCCCCTCAATTCGAGAAACGAAAAACCGATTAGCACGGCTAGTGCTAATCGGTTTTTTATTTTTCACGAGGCTATTAAGCGCGTGCCTACCTATGCTGGTGGTGTGTGCCAGTGCCTAGGCTCTTGTGTCTAGGGTCTAGGCTGGTGGATTGTGATAGCAATTCGCGTGAAGGGAATTTGGGCAACTACAGGGCCGTGACTGTCGCGGCGATTTTTAGGGGGGAACATTCTCCCCCGATTTGAAGGATTAAAATTATGAAAATAGATACGACAAAGCAGAAAAACGCGGCTTGGTTGAAGATACGTATTAATGACTATGAAGCACGCACTAAACAAGAGACAACCACCATTGTAGGGACTACCCGCCAGATTATCTCTCTCTGGCGTCGTCTAATTAGAAATACCAATCGTTATGGTAGTGATATAGCTGAGGTTCTAGGAACAGTTGTGATTTATAACCTCGATAAAGAAGGTGTTGCTGAGTGTGAAGAAGTTCGTAGGTTTATGGAAATTTACCATGATACTAACCTCAACCCCAACGGGAAGTATCCCCCACACGTTTTAGGAAATTGATGATGATTACACGTACAGATATAGCTTTATTTATTGCGTTTATGGTGCATTTTATGTTGCTGGTGGCTGGGTTCACGGTACTCATTACGAGTGCCGATGGCCTGGGCTTAATTGAGGTATCAAGTTACGCCAGTGTGCCGTTGTTTTTGATCTCCGTAGCGACCCTCAAAGCAGAGACTCTAGACAGAAGAAGTAATTTTCGGCTGGTGGAAGTGCGCTTTCATTCTAAAAAATAGAATCTAGAATCGAGGCTGGTGGTTTTTGGTTCGAGAAAAAAGGACAAAAAATTCGAATCGAGGGTTGACAGCGCGGAAATAGGAGCAGCGCCGATTCCAACCCTCAAGCCTCTATCCAAGCTTCTCGCATGAGAATATAGGACCTCTACAAGGGTCGTGTAAAGTATTTTAAGGCTACAGGTATTCGCCTTAACCTCAAAACCGAGCCTAATTTAAGGGCTTCAGGGGGGAACATTCTCCCCCTCTTTTGAGCACATTTTTACAGGAAATTGACGATGAAATTTAAGAACGTTTCGATAGGTTTTGGCTGGCCTAAGCCAGTGGTTGTCCTCCAATATGGCAAGCTACAATACGAGATTGGCACGCTAGAATTGAAGGGTGTGAGAGTCATGGAGCTGGGCAATTTAGACCCAGAACACGTAGCAAAGCATCACCAAATGTTGTTGATTTGCGAAATGAGCACAGCAATTAGACTGGCGCAAACGGACATTCCAGAGCCAGTTAACACCTGTTCCCATAAACTTTTTGGCGAAACTGGTGTAGAACCCTCAAAAGTCACACACAAGCCCAACTTAAGTGCCTAGATACAATAACTTAGGTTTTGTGTTCCCATAAACTTTCTCAGCCATTTTTGCGATTTCTCAAAACGGTAGAATGCGGCCTGTAGCTGTGCGAATTTTGACCAGTTACGCGTAACTTCGGTGAGGGTAATTATTACTCGCAATGCCGTGTAGAATAAGGCCTACAGAGCCGGTGACAAAAATGTTCCCACAAACTTTCGTTATTAAATGTACATTTATATATTTTACTGGGAACATTTTTTAAGAAGTATACTTTTAAAAACTTCGCTTTCGATTTAATTCGTACCTGAGGTTTATTTACACACAATGTCCTCGTTACTCCTTGTGACTTGCTGCAAGTCGCAGTGATCTACCCAACGACCTTTGCGTGACGAGCTGTAACCTTTGCGCGTCTTGGAATTTGAATTCGCTTGTGGTGCTCACTGTCGCAACGTGCAACAAACCACCGTGGGAGTGAATCACACCCAAATTGTGTTTTTGGTCGAAATTAGACCATTGCAATTGACTCGGGTATTTTGCCCTTGTATAACTGAAATCCGCCCTACGGGGTGTTACGGCGTGAGCCGATTAATTAACTTAGGAAATTGACGATATGACTAATTCCATTCCCCAGCCTGTGAACCAGACTGCTCCCTCCCCTCACGAACTCATGCGCCAAACTCAGCGAGAGATTGCTGAATACGTCATGCAGATGAAAGCCAAGCAAATCGAATGTCTCATTGGCCTCTACCGAAAATCGGATGCACTCAAGGGTACTGACGACCTTGGCGAAGTGTACCGTCGTACTCAAGCATTGTCTCGCGAACTCGAACTGGACTTTTCAGTGGTTGAAAAACTGGTCGATTTTGGCTTTAACTGCGGTGTTGAATGCGCGGCCTCTATCGCATCCTCAGCGGGTGCAATGGAGAAGGTGCTAGGTAAGGACGAATTCACCGAGAAGTCTTCTCGTGGTGGCGCTGCGGCGCGAGAATCGGCATAGTTGACCCGCACTTTGGATGTAAAAACCCAAAACGGGGTAAAAACCGCAATTTGAAGGGTGGGAATGTTCCCCCCCCCTAGAATTAACTTTTAAAATTTGGATTTTGACGATTATGAGTAAAAAAGTGACTAATAGTACGATGTTAAATTCGAGACTTATGAAACATTGTGTGCGGGTTATTTCTCTTTTGGATGAATTGAAAAAGTTGTGTGATTTACAAGGCACGGTTCATCTTGACCGAGATTATCCGTTGGCTATTCACAGGACTGATAAAATTTGTGTTGGCCCTTTCAATGTGAGTGGCGGCTGGTTTCAGGAGATTATCGCCCGTCGGAAAGGTGAAATTATCGACGAGCTCTACGATATGGGGTATGACCTCACGGCTTTCGAAGAGCCTGAGGAAGCGGACGATGAGTAAAAATCTGCCTATTTTCCGGCGTATGATTGCGGTTGCACATACGGCGAGAAACTGTGGTCGTTTGGCTATGACAATCGAGGGTGAAGATGAAGGCTCTCGCGCCTCGATTGATAACCTCCAGCCGATAACCAAAGACACGCCACACACCACAATCGAGGGTTACTGTGTCCGTGACGCGAAGATTCGAACCCTAATGGGCTGGGAGTATTCGCACTGGATGTTGATTGAGTCTGCGTTTATCTGTGCCTTGGTGGAAGAAGTGAGCCTTGTGCTGGATGATTTTGAAATGGGCTCGTTGATGATTGATTCGCTGTTGGGTGTCAATATCCACATTCGCCGGTATTCGGCTGAAGGTATAGGACTTGACCGCGATAAAATCAAAAGCTTTGCGTGGTTGTATCTGGGTAGTGAATACCTAGACGATTTTATCAGCTACGCCGATTATCTCCTGGCCATGCTCGAGGTAAGAGCGAAAGACGCCGCTTAAGGTGTGAAGGGGAGAATGTTCCCCCCTTGATTTGGTAATTAACTTTTAAAAATTGGAAATTGACGACTATGACTAAATTAACGGATTGTGGTCCTTACACCCCTACCGAGAAACGCGCTATCACTCGAGCGCTAAACATCATTCGTGAGAAGCAGCCTGACTTCTATGGCCGCTCTAAGATATCCGACGCTGGCTCATGTAAAGACTATTGTGCATTGCAGCTGTGCGAGGGTTCTCGCGAACGTTTTCTTTGCTTATTTCTAGATTCCCAGCATGGTTTGATTAGCGGTGAAATCCTGTTTGAGGGCACGATAAACTCAGCCTCGGTTTACCCTCGTGAGATTATTCGTCGTGTTTTAGAGCTGAATGCTGCGGCGTTGATAATTGCACATAACCATCCTTCGGGTTATCCCGAGCCAAGCCAAGCCGATATTCGTTTGACACAAGATATTAAACAGGCGTTGTCGGCTATCGATGTGCCGTTACTCGATCACATCATCGTAGGCAACGGCCAAGGCTGTCCCACTATTTCTCTTGCTCAACGAGGTGACTTATGAGTACTAATAATTTTCCCCTGCTAAGACTATTAATCGAGACCATGGAACAAGTGGTTGCGTCTGACCTAGATTTTCGGATGGATGATTACTATTTGGATAGGGATACCGCAGACCAAGCTGTGGACATTCACACTTGCGGCACTCCGGCCTGTGTTGTTGGTTATGGTGCGGTGAGCCCTAAAATTCAGAAACACTTGAATGTGGATATGCCTTATTTCCGAGCGGCGGAAACCGCTGAGGATATTGCCGACGACTTGTTGCACGAAATCGGGGATTTGGGTTATTCGGTTTTTGCAAGTAAAGCTTACGAAAGATATCAACATGCCGCTGATTATCTACCAGAAACCGACCTTGAGTTTGAGCACTTACACAAAGATGAGCCCGAGGCTAAGGAAACCTTGAAGTACATGAAGTATGTGCTGGCCTTCAAAGAGCGTGAACTAAAACGCTGGGAGCGTGAGGAAGCGGAACAGGAAGAAGAATAAGGGTGGGAACATTCCCCCCCTCTTTTGGAGGTTGACGATGCGCCAAGTGTGCAAAAAGTGTGGTGGCACCATGCTAGGTGAGGGGTACAAAACGGTTGAGCACTGCGAGTTTGCTACCTACCCAGAAATTGACTTTATGGCCCCTGATGAAGGGCCAGTTTATTGTAACTTTAAGGAAATTGACGATGAAATTTTATGCGGTGAAATTAAAAATTAGGTCGGGTGAGTACGAAAAAAGTGCGACTACTTTACGACACGCTGAATCAGAGAATGAAGCCTGTGCTTTGGCGCTTCTCGGTGAGTGTCACGGTAGTTTAGAAGATGGTACCGCTGAGTGGGTGGAGGGGGGAATTTCAGATATGAACTGGGAATTTTATTATTCGGTGATTAGTTGCCAAGTATTAACACCCGAAGACGCTCTGGTTTTACAAAAGTATCTTTAAAAAACGTCCGGTAATTAACTAGAAGGAAATTGACGATGAGCGACTTAAAAGAATTCAAAATAGTGCTCGAAGAGAGCGATACGGGCCGACAGCTTGTTTTACCTAATGTGATGGCTAGCGATTATGACGTTGCTGAAGCGTATGGTAACCATGTTGCGGCGGACCTACCGGTTTCTGAAATTGACCGACAACAAGGCTTTGGCCTGAGTGAAACGTCGTGGTCTTGTTACCCTGAAGAAGTGACTAAGGATGAGTCTAGAAAAATGCGCCGTATGGAGTGGAACACGGGTCGGCATTATGGTCCTTCGGGTCAGATTATACGGGCTGTAGAGTGTAGACGTGAATTTTATGGTGAGATGGTTCCGAGTGTTTTGATACACGATATAACAAGGCATCTTCAGTATGAAATTGTAGACTGTATTTTTCAGGAAGACGCGATTATTCGGCGCTATGACCAAGGGTGTAATGATACTTGCCCTTCTATGGTGTTCGAAAAAGCCTGGGCGGAGGCCGTAGACGTATGAGTGAAGACACGCCGAAGATAAAGCGTCCCAGAAACAAGACGCTTATTGAAGTTATCACTTACCTTGAGTCGATAAACCTAAATGTTTATGGCTCTGCCCTTTGTTTAGAAACGGGGGAGAAGTCCTTTGGTTTGATGGACTATAACCCTGAGAACGTAGTGCAGTACCGCAAGTTACTAGAAGCGGGAAAAATTGGAGAGGAAATTGACGATGAGTAACCAACCACACCCACACCGTTACACCTCCGAAGAGATTTTGTCGGATAAGGATATAGCGTTCTACAACATCCCCGAAAGAGTCAGTTCGGGTATGCCTATTCATTACATCATAGCGGATGAAGAATGGGGCTGGATGGAGTTCGTTGAAGGTAAATACACCATTCACGACTACATCATGGAAAATCTAACTTGGGTGGACCCTGATGATCCCGAGGCCGAATTTCAAGTTGCGGTTCTCACTATCAATTGTGCCGATGAATTAAGTCGAGCGCTCGATGCCGATTGTGGTGGTGCGGGTAAAGCCGCGTGCTTATCGGATGATACCGCACTACAGGCTATTTTCTTCTCACTGTATCAAGAAGACTGGAACGAACGTTTGGAGGACTTTGAAGATGCCAAAGAAGAAGAATAAAAACGTCCACATGATTGTGTGTCGTAAGCCAAGTTCGGAGGAATTTAGTTTCTGGCCACCGAAGATATTTCATGGCCGCGTTGAAGCTATTACGGAGTTCGACAAGACTTTTATTAAGTGTGATTCCTTTGAGGAAACGCTTAGAAAAGAATACTGCGACCAAACAGGCCAGTTATTGTTTTTCGAAACTGCAGCCGGTTTTCGCTGGCAGTTGTATTTAGACCTAGAACCTAACGATTAAAATTGACGATAAGGAGAAAAATATCACATGCAATATTTCACAGTAGTGCTATTTGACCACCGACGCGGTAAGCGTGTGAATCACTGTGCCGCTGAGTGCTTGGCCTCTAACGTTCACCAAGCGGATAACTTTGGTACCTCTATCGCGGAGAAGTTTTCGGTAACGGTTGAAGTTGAAGTTCGTCTTGGCCGGTTAAGCACACATAGAGATTTACACGGTGAGTAGTTTACACGGATTAAAGGGCCTTGTTCCGGCAAAGGCTGACTCGCATTGTTCAAATTGCCAGTCAAAGATAAGTGACTCGAGACGCCGTGCGATAGAAATGGAACTTGAGTTGATGGGTTCGAGCAAGAATATCTGCTCGGAATGTTTTAACCGTGAACCAGTAATAATTAGCGTGATTTAGGGGGGAATGTTCTCCCCCTTTGAAATTAACTTAGGAAATTGACGATGAAAAAAGGTTTGAAATTAGGTAACGGTGCCGTAGTACAGGCCCAAATGATTGTATGGAATAAAGATAAACTTGGTGACGCCATGAGTAACTTAACGGATTACGAGGAAAGGCAAGTTCACCTTAAGTTAGTCGAAAAGAAGACACCGGCTTCAACTAAAAATTACGAAACACTGATTGCCGTGGAAGAAATAACACAAAATAGTTTCTCTACGAAAATCCCCCTCACCTGTCCTAAGACCGCGAATGCAATCATTACGGCATTCACCAACGAGGCGGATGTTGAGCTGGGCTACTATGTTTACCATGCACACCAAGCACACAAGGACGCGATACCTGTAGCCTTTAGCGGATATGATTTTGCCGAACCTTATTCAGATATTCTTTCAATGGTCCGTAGTGAGATATTTGTGATTAACGGTAAGGGTATTAGTTTTCACAAACGTCGTCCTGAACCAAAGCAATACCCTCAGGAAGCGGGGCCTCAACCTGCCAGAGCGTTAACTACCGATGAGCGTGTAGCTCTGCTAGATAAGCAGTTCCTCGAAATTTGGGATGAGTTCAGTTGGTTACTTCCTGATGGTGAATACCGTGTTACCCCGCAATTCAAGGTCGGCTCTTTAGAAGAAGACGGTAGTAGCGCTATTGCTAACTCACTGGGACACGTTATGAGTATAGCGAGAGCGAATAGCGTATTAGAAAAGCTTAACGTAGATGATTTACCTATCTTAATGGCGCCGAGTGTGACAAAAGCCCAAACGGATGCTCGAAAACGCGAGGTTCTTTTGGATTGGCTTCGAGAAAATAGCGATACGCTGGCCGAGGTAATGTCACTTGATCCGATTGAACCGGCCCCAAGTCTTGAGCACAGTGCCAGCCATAAGGGATCGGTTAAGTCGGGTTCTGATTTATTTAGACAAGAGTAATTAACTTTTAAATTTGGAAATTGACGATGCAAATAAACGTAAACAGTTATTTTTGTGGTGCTGGCCTGATGGATATTGGGCTGATAAATGCGGGATTAACTATTAACCAGTCTTTTGAAATTGATACCGACGCGGTTAAGACGTATCGCGAGAATATTGGCCACCATGTTCAACAGTGCGACTTGACTGAAGAGCTCGTGTTAAATCAAGAAGAATGCGATGCGATGGTTTTTACCTACCCTTGCACCAAGTATTCCACGATAGGTGATATTCACGGTGTAAGAACGGGTGACGATTTATTCCTTCATGCTTTGCGTCACTTGGCCATTCGCAAGCCCGATGCTTACGTGGTTGAAAATGTGCCAGGAATGAGAGCGTTCCCTCTGGTAATGGAGGCTATGACAAAGTTGCCGGATTACTACGTTCACGTTTTTTGTCCGGTCCAATCTCAGCATTGGTTACCCCAGAGAAGAGATCGTCTGATTATTTTTGGTACCCGCCGACCTTTTGAAGTTCGCCCCCCTAAGAACTGTCGTCCAGTGACGCTGGCTGAAATTGTCGAGCATGACCCAGAAGTAACCTTGCCCAGCGCTATTAAAGCGCGAATGTCGGGTAAGTACCGTGACCTCCCAATAATCAGCGACCCCCGCAAAGGAGATATAGCGCCGACTT